TTAGTCACAAGCTTCAGCTAGCTTTTTATTTCTTTCATTATTAAGAAGTTCAATCTGTCTATAATTTATTCCATCAGGATCAGGATGATCTTTTACGTACTGAACTTGTTCGTCATATTTTTTATTGATAGCTTCTTTTTCTGATTTGCAGTCATTATTTGATGAACATCCAACAATTATTGTTACAAGAAGCACTAAGTAAAATTTCTTCATATTATTCAATACATTTTAAAAGTTCCTTAAATTTTTTGTCTCGTTTTTCACTAACGTCATCATCGACATAACCATTGGCAGTATGCACTCTTAGTTTACTAATTTTTTCATTTAAAAATCTTTTGTAGTTTTCTTCACTCAGAGGTATAGCAATTGATCCACTCCAGAGTGTTGATTTAATACTTGTGTTATAGACTCCATTTGCAACAATTGACTCTGGAAAATTTAAAACAATTGGATCTGCCCCCTCAACTTTAAACATAATTTCTGAACCATTCTGAAGTGTAAAAATTGAAGGTGATGTTACGTTTAATTTTAAAAATCGATCATTGTTAACTTTCATTAGAGCAAACCCTGTAGAAAAACCGAGACCCATTCCGGAGATGGTAAAAACACCTTCTTTTGTTTCAAGTATTTTATTTTTGGTAAACTCATCAACTTCATTTCGTTTGTATTTGCATTCTTGAGCGAACGCAGCATTTGCGAAAACAAATGTTAATGCTAGTAATGTTTTTTTCATGAGCAATTTTTTAAGGTGTTTAAAAAGTTCTTTTGATAACATTAAAAATTCGATATACGTCATTCAAATTTACTTCGAACGGTTCATCATTTTTATTTCTAGATGCGAGTGTTAGCATACCAGTTTCATTATTACAATCCGTAATGTCTTTATGATAAATAGCATTTTTGGTCATTAGAATAAAGCCATACTTATTTTTATGAAATCCGTCACACCACAAGTGTCTTCCAATTTCACGTGCTAAGACTTCTGCACCGCTGGGAGTATCATTAATACCACCACCGTTCATGCTATTATTTTTTATATTAAATGCTAAATAATTTCCTTTTGCAACTTTATCTACTGTAAATGTTGCGGTACTGAATTCTGAGTGCAATTTTTCTTCGTCGTTATATGCTTCTAAGTATGAAGCGTATGCTTCAAACGGTACTTTTATTACTTCTATTTTGGTTGATCCATCTGGATATTCGTAAAATTTTATTCCATTTTTATTTACGAAAATTTCAATTTCATCATCTGTATTCGATAATTCTACCTCGATTTTTTTCGGTTTGTTCGGTGCAGAAGCGAAATAATTTTCAATTTCTTTCTTTTCCAGTTCGGATAAGCTTTCTCTTTTTACTGCCATTCGAAATGCATCACTTGACATTCCTATAATAGCCCCAAAGTCAGCGTTTGTAAGCTTTTTGTCTTTTTTAATCCTTTGGATATTACTATAAAAGTCCATTTACTTTATTTATAATTAGTATAAATAGGAACATATTATGAAAAATTGTTCGCTAAATGTTTTCAAAAACGAACAAATGTTCGTATGTTTGCTCTGTACAAATGACAATGACAAATGTACTGAAAAAAAGTTCTTTGAAATACTGAAAACCGTAAAATGAAAAAATAAGCTCTGTGGGTTTAAGAAAACCTTTTTGAGAATGAGCTGAAAGAATAAAAATCGAATATAGGTAAGCCGTTGCGAGTAAGTCGTAGCATCGAAGCAACAACGGCACGAATTTCAAAAGACAAATTATGAGAACATCAATATTTAAAAAAGCATGGGAATTATTTAGAAAGTTCCGAATGACATTTTCTGAAGCGTTAATTGAAGCTTGGAAAATAGTAAAAAGAGAAATGTTAGTGATTGCTTACAATAAGATTCCTTCAACGAAAAGTTTCCAAAAAAAGAAACTGGAAGCTAAAAAGAAATGGCAGGCAATTACAACGATTACTTATCCATGGAGAGATCATTTAGTGGTAAATAATGCAGCTGCAGCCGGATATTACGGAATTGGAAAATACTGCGGGGATTAACAAAATATAACTTCAAAAATATGTCTACAACAACTACAAAGAAAAAGCAGCTTAAAGACGAAATATATACGATCATCCGGAATGATATTCCTTTAAGAGAAAAAATTGCAGCTCAATTAAGTATTCAGGTTCAATCTGTGTACTTATTGGCTGTCAGAAAGTCAACCAAATTCAGTTTGCCTTTTGTTTTAGATGTGATTTCAGAGCATCTTCGAAAGCCACAAGAACAACTAATTGATGAACCAAAAGAGCTTAGCAATGTCTAAGCTATTTTCAGTAGAAGATGTGATATTATTTTTTATCGCTCTTATTCTACTTCTCGGCTTGATAAACTTAATTAACTGGATTTCTAAAAAAATAAACAGATGGCAGTAAAAACGATTACAATTCCATTGGAAACATACAAATGTCTGCGGGGGCATTTAGAACAGGCGAATGAAATTTTCAAGAGTCTGGGCATGGTTGGGAGTGTCGAAAGTAAAGTTGACGCTCCTAAATCACTGCCGAAAGAAACAAGAAGTCAAAAAGTCAATAAATACAAAGACTTAATAGCAAGCGGTAAGCGGGGAACAAAACCTGATTACCTTAAAAAGTAAAGCCACTATCGACAGTGGCTTTACTAATCAAAGAGATTGAATCCCCCGATCTAATCTCTACAAGTGATGATAATTTAATAAACAAATTGGACGTCCAAATCCTAATTCTATTTACTATGAGAGCAAATTTAGTACAAAAATTCGAAAAAACTAAGTTGTCGAATGACAAAACAAAACTCCTTTTAGGCAAGTGTTTGAAAAAAGCATTTGCAGATTCTATTTCAGATGCAGAAGAATCAGAAGAAATACTTGCTCTGGCTTGGAAATTCCAAGTTCCACAATTTGATGAAATGTTTGAAGATCATCAAAATCACGATTATCCACCTTTTAATTGCTAAGCTATGGACTTTGACACAGAAAGATCTATGAGAATGTTTAATCTATTTATGATTGCGTTCGTAATCGCTTTTACAATTGGATTCGTGATAGGTGCTTTTACCTGGTCCATTGTCTGTAACAATATTTAATCTAATTCAAATTCTAACAAAATGAAAAATATAGAAATCAAAGGTTTAAACCTTACAAACTTTAAAGGAATTTTAAAATTATCGCTGTCATTCCAGCACAACACAGATGTTTTTGGTGCAAATGGTACCGGAAAGTCTACAATTTATGATGCTTTTCTTTGGCTGCTTTTCGGCAAAAATGCTGAGGAGAAAAAAGACTTCAGTATTAAAAATACAGTTGATACTTCTTTGAATCGACAAGATCACGAAGTTGAAGGTTTCTTTGAAGTAAACGGCGATCAAATTTCGCTTAAGAAGATCTACAAGGAAAAATGGTCAAAGAAAAGAGGAGAAGAAACTGCCGAATATACTGGTAACGAAACTTTATACTACTGGAATGAAGTTCCAATGAACCAAAGAGATTTTCAAGCCAAAGTTAGCGGAATTATGGATGAAACAATTTTCAAACTGATTACAAACCCTTTCGCGCTTAACTCCATGAAGTGGCCAGAACGCCGAAGCATAATTACTCAAATAGCTGGTGAATTTACCGATGCTCAGATAGCGGAAGGTAATCCGGAATATCAAGCTTTATTAGCAAACCTGACACAAGATAAAACGATGGCTGAATATCTCAGCCAGATTAAAGCGAGTGTTAAAAAATCTAAAGATGATCTCAAAGCAATTCCAACTAGAATTGATGAAGTTTCAAAAACGAAACCGGAGGCTTTCGACTTTCAGAATCTTAAAAATCTGCTTGGTGCCAAGGAATCACAAGTTGTGGCTATTGACGAAGCAATCCTAAACAAATCTGCGGGACTCGATTCTATTTTAAAAAGCAATGAAGATGCAAAACGAAAAGCATCCAATTTAAGATCTGAAATATCTAATATCGAAACTGAAACCAGAAATAAAGCTAACAATTCTGGAAAAGTAGATTCCACTGTTTTAGATAGTTTAAATACTAATCTAAAAAATAAACAAGACGAACTTACCACTGCTGAAAACGGTTTAAAAACTTTGAAAGGATTGGCCGAAGGAAAAGATTCTGATATCAAATCGATAGACGGTCAAATGCAAGCTAAGCGCGAAGAATGGGCCGCTGAAAATGCAAAAGAACTGACTTTTGATCAGGATTCTTTTTGTTGCCCAACATGTCAACGTGCATTTGAAGAGTCCGACGTCGAAGTCAAAAAGACTGAACTGTCAACCAATTTTAAAACTAAAAAAGCTGCAAATTTAAGTGAAATTAATCGACAAGGTGGTTTATTAAAAACTCAAAAAGAAAACTTAGAAACTGAGCTTAAAACTTTAAAGGAGCGTATTCAAAGCGGGGAAACTTTGATTATTAATTTACAATCCGACTTATCAGTAATTTCTGCAGATGTTTTAAAAGAAAAAGCTAAAACTAATAATGCTGCACCAGTTGATATCGAAACAGTTTACAGCCAACTTCTTCTTGCAAACGCTGATTATAATGCTAAGAAGGCCGAACTTCTAAAAGTTGAAGCAACTATTAAAGAAGAGCCAAAAGTTGACGATGAACAGCTCAAAGCAGATAAAAAAACATTGTCTGAAGAAATTGAAGCAATCAAAGTCAAATTAAGAAACGAGGCTCAAATATTAGCTGTTGACGAAAGAATCAAACAACTTACTGATGAGGAAACAAGATTGGCTCAGGAGATCGCCGGAGTTGAAAAAACTCAATTCTTGATTGAGCGTTTTGAAAAAGATAAAATGTCAGCAATTGAAAACAATGTCAATTCAAAATTCAGAATTGTAAAATTCAAAATGTTTGAGGATCAAGTTAACGGAGGAGAATCTCCTGCATGTGAAATCATGGTAAACGGTGTTCCTTTCTCTGACGCAAATACAGCATCTAAGATTAATGCCGGTATTGATATTATCTCAACTCTTTGCCAGTTCTACCAAGTGTCAGCTCCAATCTTCATTGATGGAGCAGAATCTATACACTCTATTTTAAGCACCAATAGCCAATTAATCAGGCTGGTTGTTAGTGAGCAAGACGAAACTTTACGTGTTGCATAATGACTGGCGTAAAAGTCAAAAGAGACTCCGACGGAAATCTTATAGAAAATTGCAAAGAAAATGTCGGAGTTAAAATAGGAAGTTTTGACTGTACGGCCAATTGTCCGCACAACCAAAACACCGCAAAAGAAATTCAAACGGAAGCTTTCGAATTAAGGTTCGTAAAGTGTTCCAAAATCCAAAGTAATCAACTATTAATAGAAATATAATGAACACAGAAAACACCCCTGCACAAACTACCAATGCAAACGTTGCAAATGTGCAACCGTCCCAAAGTGAAAGATTTACAAATGCAGTTTTAAAAGAGTTTTCCTCAAACAACGGAGCTGTTACGCTGACACCATTTCAAAAGAAACTCTGTCAAAACTACTTCATAAAAGTTGATCAAACTTTAAAAGACAATGAGAAAAAGAGATTAGCTAAGCCGGAACACAGTCGTGATATTTTACCGTTCACTTGGGAAAATGTTAATATGGCAAAGCTTGCCGTTGATGTTATCGCTTATTCAAGTGTTGAATTGGATCCTACACAGCCAAATCATATTAGCATTGTCCCATATAAAAACACTGCAAACAATAAGTTTGATATGGGATTTTTGATTGGTTATCGTGGTATGGAAATCAAAGCTAAAAAATACGGATTAGAAGTTCCAACTGATGTTGTTTGCGAATTAGTTTACTCAACTGATAAGTTTAAGCAATATAAGAAAGATCTAAACAATCCTGTTGAGACGTACACTTTAGAAATAACAAACGATTTTGATCGAGGAACTGTTGTTGGCGGATTCTGGTACCATGAATTTAAAGATAGTCCTGAGAAAAATAAAATCAAGGTGTTCTCTTTAAAAGACATTGAAAAGAGAAAACCAAAATACGCATCTGCCGAGTTTTGGGGTGGGAAAAAGGATGTTTGGAAAAATGGACAAAAAGCCGGAACAGAAGAAGTTGAAGGATGGTTTGAAGAAATGGCCATTAAAACAATTTCGAGAAATGCTTACAATGCTATCACAATTGACAGTAAAAAGATTGATGATAACTATTTGGCAATTCTGCAGAAAGAAAATGAAATGAATGATTCTATAATCCAGAATCAGATTGATGCAAATGCGAATTCTGAATCATTAGAATTTGACGATGCTGAACTTGTTGACGATAAGGTTTTAGAAATATCGGTAGTCACAAGTGAGAACGCTTCTCCAGAGCAAAACTCTCAGCAAACTATGAGTTTAGATGATGCAGGTAATCAACCTAATTTTTAATGAAATTAAAAGTTATCTCGACAGGTAGTATTGGTAACGCTTACATTCTCGACAACGGGAATGAAGCGTTGCTTATTGAGTGTGGTGTCAACATCATGGATATCAAAAAAGCTTTGAATTTTGATTTTTCAAAAGTTGTTGGATGTCTGGTTACTCATGAACACAATGATCACGCGAAATCAATTAATGATGTGATGAAATTGGGAATAGATGTCTATGCTTCCAATGGCACGTTCGCTAAAACTGGCACTTCGATTAAAAGCCATAAGCAGAATGAAATTGTATCAAAACAAAATTTCAGAATTGGAAATTTTAAAATCATGGCTTTTGATATTCAACATGACGCCGCTGAACCGTTAGGATTTTTAATTGATCATCCGGATTGCGGAAAGACACTTTTTCTTACTGACACAAATTATTGCAAGTATACTTTTCCGGGTCTGAACAACATCATTATCGAGGCTAATTTCTCAAAAGAAATTATTGATCGAAAGTTCGGCGCTGACAGTGGAAAAGAGTTTTTGAGAAATAGAATTTTAAGATCTCACTTTTCATTAGATAATTGCAAGGACATGTTAAAAGCAAATGATTTAACGGCTGTCAATAATATTGTTTTGATTCACTTGTCAGATAGTAACTCAAATGAAAAACAGTTTGTGAAGGAAGTTTATGACCTGACAGGAAAAAATGTAACAGCAGCTGTTAATGGATTGCATATTGATTTTCATAAAACACCATTTTAAAACTAATTAATTATGCTCTACAATCCAGCAAAACCGATAGATGTTCAAAGAGCTGCCGAAAAGCTTAAATACTTTGTAGAGCATAATAAAGTGTTTGAATTATCGGCAAAGAAAGTTCCGAAAACCTATCCGCAACTTAAGTATGCTCATTTAATCATGTCTTGGTTTGCTTTAGAATATGGCGAACAATTAGAATATATAAAGCTAGAGTACTTTAAAAAACTTGTGAACCCTGCGATTTTCGAATATGAATTTGTGAACAGGATTACTTCGGAAGTTCGTACTGAATATAAAAGCTTGGCGAACATTACTAAAGATGAATTGACAATGGCAATTGATCGATTTAGAGATTATTCGAGTAAACATGCAGGAATCTATCTTCCGGAACCTAAAGACATTGTTTACCTCAGAGAGATAGAAATTCAGGTAAAAAATAATGAGCACTATTTATGAACCAGCAAGAAATCAAATTTAATGATCTATTTCACATCGAAAATAAGATCAGTAACCAGGAACATTTTGAACGGAACAAAGAAAAATTTTCCAATCAATGCAGAATCGTTTATGAAGCACTTTTAAGAGGCGAACGCTTGACAACTACAAAAGCATTGTTGAATTACAAAGTTGGTGATTTACGCAGGCGAATTAAAGATCTCAAAGACATCTGGAATGTTCCTGTTCAGTCGGAATACAAGGAAGGCAAATACAAAGAATTCTTTTTAATAATTAATGAATAACAAAATATCATGGCCAAAACAATCACAATTAACTCGGACAAGTTTACTGCAGCATTAGAAAAGATTTCAGAAAAAGAAGTTGAAATCAAAGGTGCTTCGATAAGTGATGCATTATGTGCATACTCTTATGAGCTGTTAAAAGGTCCAACAAAAGGAGATACACTAAATCGAAAAGGAGCGCATATTGTTCACGATGATTTGCAGATAAAGTTCGATCAACTGGATGTCTTTTTTGCACATCTGGATGATGCTTACACCGGGAACACCAATATAACACAACTCGCAGAATTAGAATCTGAAATTGAAACCGAAAAATATCATGTTACAGGTTTCAAAATATCCGGAGTTGAAGAAAACAGATCAGTTATTCTTTCCGGTTGGAAAGAAGTAACAAACGGCATCGTGAAATTTGATTCTCCAAAAATTAAATACTCAAGCGCTTATTTATACATCAGTGAACTGAAAGAAAAAGTGCAGGAAGCAATTGATGAGGTTGAATTGTATATGAACGGTAAAACAGCACCTCAGGATGATCCAAATCAGCAACACATGACTTTTGCCGAGGAAGATGCTGCTTTTGATAATGCCAAAGTTTAGCAATGGCATTTCAGTTACGACCGTATCAAATTGAATCCATTAATTTATCTGTTGAATTTCTAAAAGGAGATTCAACAGATAATGCTTTGGTAATACTTCCTACTGGATCCGGAAAGTCTGTTGTCATCGCTAAAATATTGGAACCGCTGGAGGGCAAAACAATTGTTCTCCAGCCTTCAAAGGAAATTCTGGAACAGAACTATGAGAAGTTCTCAAACTATGGGAAAGCATCAATTTATAGTGCTTCTGCCGGAGAAAAAAGAATCGACAAAGTTACTTTCTGTACAATCGGAAGCGTGATTAATAAAAAGCATTTGTTCAAAGCGCTTGAAAACATCCTGATTGATGAATGTCATCTTGTTAACTCGGATGCTGGAATGTACAATGAGTTTATAAAAGCTTTTCCAAACGCTAAAGTTTTGGGTTTGACCGCCACTCCTTACAGATTGGAGCAGGTTTCAACAGGTCCGCAATTAACGTTTTTAACGCGTAGTACTCCAAGAATTTTTAGCCGGGTTCTTTACTATGTGCAAAATGATGTTTTGTTCAATGCCGGCTTTTTGGCACAACTGCAGTACTACAATTTTGATGTTATTGACCGAAGTAAATTAGAGCTTAACAGCTCAGGAACCGACTTTACACAAACTTCTTTACGAAGATATTATAAGTCAATCGACATGCCGTCCAGAATAGTAAAAACGGCAACTACAATTTTGAGTAAGAGAAAAAATATTTTGATTTTCTGCTCCTTAATCGAAGAGGCCAAAGCAGTTCAAAAACGAATACCAGGATCTGCAATTTTGACCGGAGAAACAAAAAAGGAGGAAAGGGAAAGGATTCTTAGTCAGTTCAAAAAAGGTGTTATTAAATGCCTTATTAACGTTGGAGTTTTAACAACTGGATTTGATTATCCTGCACTTGAAGCAGTTCTAATGGCTCGATCAACTATGTCACTTTCATTATATTATCAAATTGTTGGCCGGGTAATGCGAATCTTTACATACCCAGATGGAACAAAGAAAATAGGCTGGTTCGTTGACATGGGAGGAAATATAAATTTCTTCGGTAAAATAGAGACAATGCAAATAAAACAAACTGAGGAAGGCTTATTCTCAATCTGGAATAATGGACGACAATTAACGAATGTACCATTCATAAAATAGAAAACATGGCTGATGATAAACTAGATTACTTCAAGCTCATGCGTGATTTTTGGGATTTTGCTTTTAAAAATCCTGAAAGCATAAAGCCAAACCATTGTGCTGTGTATGCCTATGCTGTTGAACACTGTAATCGTTTAGGTTGGAAAGAAAAGTTTGGCTTTCCAACCTCGATGGTTTTAGACTATGTTGGAATTAAAAGCTATTCAGTTTATAAAAAAACCTTTGATGATTTGGTTCAGTTTGGTTTTTTTGAAGTAGTAGAATATAGTAAAAATCAGTATTCAGCCAACATAATTGCTTTGAAAGAAAATAGCAAAGCACATGTCAAAGCACCTATCAAAGCAACCGAAAATAACGAAGAACGCTTTGAAAGAAAATTACAAAGCACATATCAAAGCACCTTACAAAGCACATGCGAAAGCACGGTGAGTATAATAAAACAAGAAAACAATATAAACCTTATAAAACCTTTAAAAGAATTTACACAAAATGAAATTTTTGGAAAAGAGCTTTTAGAAAGTCCAAGTTGGTTAGAAACAATTGCAATACAAAATAAAATCCGTCCGGATGAAATAGAAAATTGGATTGAGATTTTTAACACCAAATTAATTTCCGAGTTCGACAGCAAAAATTATAAACAAGATTATGCCGGCCATTTTTCAAGATGGCTTCCAGGTGAAATTTTAAAATCTAAAAAAGTAATCAACAATGGAAAACAAACAATCACAATCGAACGGAATAGGTAAAATTGGTGTTACACCTATTGGACCGCACAAATACAATTATTTGAAAAGCAAAGCTCTTGATGCTTTGACAGATTTTGAGAAAATGCAAATTGAAATTTACGAGGCAAAAAGAAATTATTCACCGGAAGAAACCATTTTAAAAACCGCTGATTACTTTGAAAAAATTTACAAGCCAAAAGAAAAGAAGGTTTTTGAAATTACAGCACTTCAACTTTACAAACTATTTAAAACCAAATTTCGACAGATACACGGAAAGAAATTGCAGATTGTTCCAAATGTTACAATTGAAAACTTAGAACCTCTGATCTATTATTTCGCCAAAGATGAAAGATTCTTCAAGTGTAAAAATCTATCAAATATTACCGATCCAAGTTTTGACAAAGGTCTTTTGATTATTGGCCCATTTGGAAACGGTAAAACTTCCACAATGAAAGTTTTTGAGGAAATCTTCAGAGGCATTTCTGGAATTGGTTTCCGTGGTTTTTCTGCAAATGAAGTTGTTGGAATGTTTGAAAAATGCTCTTCCGAAACTGATAAAACAGATTTTGAAAATTTGATGTACAAAGGAACGCGCTATTTTGATGATGTTAAGACGGAAAGAATCGCGTCAAATTATGGAAAAGCAAACCTGTTCAAAGAAATTATCGAAGAGCGTTACAATCGAAAAGTAAAAACTCACATTACCTGCAATTTCAAAGAAGGCTATCAAGGCGATATTGAAATGGCTCTTGCAGAGTTTGGTGAAAAGTATGGAGCACGTGTTGACGATAGAATGTTTGAAATGTTCAACGTCATTGAATTTAAAGGGAAATCTTTTAGAAAATGAACCATATTCGCCAGCGGAATAGCTTAGAAATTCAGCTGAAAAACTTCAAAGATTATGTTCCCTTGTGTCCGAATGATTCCTTACCAAAACTGCTTCAGGAAATCACTAAAATTCAAAATCGCTTAGAAAAAATAAGGGAATTTACAATTGATCAATTACTTCAAGATGTTACAGTCGTCGAAGATACCAAGCAAAGCAAAATCAACTTTAGAACAATTTAAAATGGAAAGCACCGAAATATTATTAAAGCTGGTCGCTATAAAAGACCAAATCACAGATTTAGGAATCAAACATCTGGAAAATCAAATGCCAGTTGCGTTAAGCGATGTTGGAATATTGCTAAGGCCTTTTACAGGTATAGACACTGCTCTAATTTCGGCTATAAAAAAGCTGTCAGAAGAATGTCCCGGATCTATTCCAAAAGCAAACAGCCTGAAACCATGATCAAGAAAAAGGAAAAATATTTAATTGGTATAGATCCGGATGTTGATAAATCAGGAGTTGCTTTTCTAAGTGGTAATCAGCTGCAGCTTGACAATCTTACTTTCTTTCAACTTTTCGATTACTTCGTCGAAATGAAAAAACAGTATCCAGATGTAGAAGTCTTTGTCGAATGTGGTTTTTTGAATAAATCTAATTGGCATCGTAAAAACGATCAATCAGCTGCTTTCAATGCAAAGATTGGATCATACACAGGTGCAAATTTCGAAACGGCCAAAAAGATTGTTGAAATGTGTGAATATTTGAAAATCACTCATTATAAAATTAAGCCAACAGCGAGTAAAATCACAAACAGTTACTTCAAGCAAATTACAGGCTATACAGGACAAACCAATCAGGAACAACGCGACGCCTTTATGCTAATATTCGGAAGGATTTAAGCTACTACATCATAAACATTTTACAGCTCTCTATCGAGAGCTTTTTTATTGGCTAACTAAAAACAAAATAACATTGAAAACCTATCGCATGGATCTACAAAATATCAATATCGAAAAAATAGAAACTGAAAAAATCGTAAAAAGCATTTGGGTTGCCAAAACAACTTTCTTCATTCCAAATAAAACAGAAATTGAAATGAAAGGAGTAAGCGAGATAAACGCTTACGAAAAACTTTTAGAGTTTCTGTCTTTTGACCAAAAACCGACAGAGGTTAAAGAGCTGCCAAACGGAAATAAAATCTACTACTTTAAAAAACTACCAAGCCATGATAAAATCGTATGATGAATTTCTGCAATCAAAAATTAGAATAGCACAAAAAGAAGGTTTCGATTTAGATCTTTCTGATATCAGCCCAAAACTTAAAGACCATAATAAACTAATGGTTAAGTGGCTTGTGGAAGGTGGTCGCCGCGCTTGTTTCGCCTCGTTTGGACTTCATAAAACTGTGACGCAGTTGGAAGCAATTCGATGTACTTTATTAAAAACTGGTGGCCGGGGATTGATAATAGCTCCTTTAGGAGTGAGAGCTGAGTTCTCAAAAGATGCTGTTAATATTCTTGGATGGCATTCTGGCCCGAAATTTATCAGGAGAATCGAAGAAGCTTCCGAAACAGGTATTTATATCACCAATTATGAAACGGTTAGAGATGGAAAATTAGATCCGAGATTGTTTCAGGTTGCGAGTTTAGATGAAGCATCAATTTTACGCGGGCTGGGAGGTTCAAAAACGTTCCGTGAATTTATGCGATTGTTTACAGGTGATGCAGGACCGAATGGAGATCGCCGAGGAACTGAATGTGTACCTTATCGTTTTGTTGCAACTGCAACGCCTTCACCAAATGATTATATCGAATTACTTGCTTATGCCGACTTTTTGGGAGTTATGGACGTTAGCCAGGCTAAAACGAGATTCTTTAAAAGAGATAGTACAAAAGCCGACAAACTAACTCTTCATGCTCACAAAGAAGAAGAGTTCTGGTTATGGGTTTCTTCTTGGGCTTTGTTTGTTTCAAAACCTTCAGACATTACCGGTGATGAGAATGATGATGCAGGATATATTTTGCCGCCGCTTGACATTAGATGGCACGAAATAGCTTCTGATCACTCGGACGCTGGAAACGATAAACGTGGGCAGTACCAAATGTATAACGAAGTTGCAATTGGTTTGGAAGGCTCAGCGAAGGAAAAAAGAAAAAGCCTCAGAGATCGTGTAAATAAAATGCTTGAATTAAGAGATCAAGATATTAATGCTCATAGAATATTGTGGCACGATTTGGAAGATGAGAGAAGATTAATTGAAAAATCAATTCCCGGTTGTAAATCAGTTTTTGGAAGTCAGAAACTGGAACTAAGAGAAGAAATTGTTTTAAAATTTTCCAATGGTGAGTTACAAGAATTAGCCGGAAAACCTTCAATGTTAGGATCTGGTACCAATCTACAAAAACATTGTTCCTGGGCAATTTATTTAGGAATAGGCTTCAAATTTAATGACTTCATACAGTCAATTCACAGGCTTTTACGATTCGGACAAACTGGAACTGTGCGAATTGATTTGATCTATACTGAAGCCGAACGCGAAATCAGGAAACAACTTGAGCGTAAATGGAAACAACACAACTTAATGGTAATTAAAATGACGAACATCATCAAAGAATATGGATTATCTCAATCTGCAATGGCTCAACATTTAGCCAGAAAGATCGGAGTTGAAAGAATTGAAATTAAAGGCAAAAATTTTACAGCTGTCCAAAATGACAATATAAAGGAATTGCCGCTGATCGAATCAAATTCAGTGGGTTTAATTCTCTCATCAATTCCGTTTGCAAATCAATACGAATATTCGCCAAACTATGCGGATTACGGACATACATCAAATACAGAAGAGTTCTTCGCTCAAATGGATTATTCAACACCTGAGGCCTTCAGAGTTTTACAGCCGGGAAGAATAGCAGCAATTCATGTGAAGGATAGAATTATACCTGGTGGACTATCCGGATTAGGATTTCAAACTGTTTATCCTTTTCATATTGATACTGTAAACCATTATCGAAAACATGGATTCGAGTATATGGGGATGAAAACTATTGTTACCGATGTTGTTAGAGAAAACAATCAAACCTATCGTTTAGGATGGACTGAACAATGTAAAGATGGCTCAAAAATGGGAGTTGGAATGCCGGAATATCTTCTTTATTTCCGCAAACCGCCAAGCGATACTTCTAACGCTTATGCTGATATCCCAGTTATAAAAGAGAAAAGAGAGTTTGATCATAAAATAGGGGAGTTTAACAACAGTGGATATTCGCGCGCCAGATGGCAAATGGATGCACACGGTTACACTCGCAGTTCTGGTGAAAGACTTTTAGTTCCTGATGAGGTTGCCAAACTTGAACACGATCAAATTTACAAACTATTCAGAAGCTACAGCTTAAATGAGGTTTGGGATTTTGAACAGGTAGTTTCAATTGCTGAAAATCTTGAAATACAAGGGAAATTGCCATCCGGTTTTATGTTGCTACAGCCTCAAAGCTGGTCGTCTGAAGTGTGGACAGATATTACTAGAATGAGAACTTTAAACGGCTCACAATGGAGTTTAGGAAAAGAAATGCATATCTGCCCAATGCAGTTTGATATTGCTGACAGAGTTATCGAGCAAATGAGTAATCCGGGAGATCTTGTTTTAGATTATTTCGCCGGACTTATGACGGTACCACTTCGAGCAATCAAAAAAGGTCGCCGAGGTTATGGAATCGAGTTGAACCCAATTTCTTTTTTAGATGGTGCAAATTATCTAAAGGGCGAGGAACTGAAACAGAATGTGCCAACCTTATTTGATATAGCCATATGAAGCACATCTCATTATTTTCCGGCATAGGAGGCTTTGATTTGGCTGCCCAATGGATGGGGTGGGAAAATGTAGCGCATTGTGAATGGAATACTTTCGGACAATTTAACTTAACAAATTACTGGCCAAATGCAAAAACACATACAGATATTACAACAACAGACTTTACTATTTACAGAGGAGTTATTGACATCCTCACAGGAGGTTTCCCCTGCCAGCCATATAGTTCAGCTGGTAAAAGAAAAGGAAAAGAAGATAATCGCCATCTCTGGCCTGAAATGCTTAGAGCAATACGAGAGATTCAGCCGACCTGGATTGTGGGGGAAAACGTTCGCGGCCTTACTAATTGGAACGGAGGACTGGTATTCGACGAAGTGCAGGCTGACTTGGAAAATGAAGGCTACGAAGTCACACCGTTTTTACTTCCAGCTTGTGCCGTCAACGCGCCTCATAGAAGAGATCGGATATGGTTTATTGCCTACTCCAACAAGTGTGCAAAGAGATCATCCGGAAAGGGTAGAGAAGTTGAAAGCGACCGGTGCCAAAACGATGACCAGTCGAGCAGCCGGGGAACAGCGTCTGAACAGTATAATGGATGCAGCAATGTTTTACGATCTTCTTCCGACGCCGAAAGCATCGGAGGGAGAGAGAGGATCCGAAAGGAAGTTAACAATATCCAAGAACGGAAAAGTAGAGAATATATCTCCGAAGGGTGTGAAATATGGAATAGGTATAAGACAACTTGCGGAACAGGGATTTCTTCCAACTCCAACAGTGAACGACTCAAAGAATTTAACTCTTCCGGAATCACAGGCAATGAGGAACGACAATTTGACGAAAAGATTTATATACCTGAAAACTGGGAAAACTTCCCATCTCAATCCCCGGTTTGTGATGGAGATGATGGGTTTCCCACCGAATCATTGCGACAATTCTTTCGAGAGGATAGCAATGGAATTTTATCGGAAGAAGAGATCGACAAAATCCTTCATGACACTTATGGAACATGGAGAAAAGAAACAATTAAAGCGGGAGGAAACGCAATAGTGCCACAAGTCGCTTTACAAATATTCAAAGCAATTGAACAATATATTCAAACAACATCAACATTATGAAACTAATATTAAACAGTAAAAATTTACTTGAAAAGCTATTAATTTTAAATGGCGTAATCAATTCGTCAAATACTCTCCCAATCCTGGACAACTTCTTATTTGAGATCAATGAGAATCTGCTGAAAATTACGGCAACCGATTTGGAAACAACAATCAGCTCTACACTGGAAATTACTTCTACAGATAAAGGATCTATTGCTATTCATGCAAGAATGCTAATTGACATTCTGAAAGCATTCCCGGAGCAGCCACTTGAGTTTGCTGTATTAGATAACAGTACGATGTATATTACTTCATCATCCGGAGTTTATTCAATTGCTTATTCTTCGGCCAAAGAATATCCTACAGCAGTTTTATTTGAAGACGTTCAATCTGTTAGTATCAATTCTAAAATCCTGAGTAAAGCGATCACTAAAACTGTCTTTGCTACCGGAACAGATGACCTACGCCCGGTGATGATGGGAGTATTATTTCAGTTCTCTGAATCCGGATTAAATTTTGTTGCAACTGACGCCCATAAACTGGTGAGATATACGCGAAAGGATATTTCCACACCTGAACCTGTAGAATTAATTGTTCCGAAAAAGCCTTTAAACGTACTGAAAGGAATTCTAGCAACTTTAGATACTGACGTTGCACTTTCATTTAACCAGACAAACGCAATTTTTGCTTTCACCGATTTTATTGTAATCTGTAGATTGGTCGACGGGAAGTACCCAAACTATGCTGGTGTTATTCCGAAAGAAAATCCAAACAAAGCAGTGATCAATAGAAACACTTTGTATAACTCGGTAAAGTGCGTCTCGATTTTCTCCAACAAAACAACAAAGCAGCTGGTTTTAGATTTCTCAGGAAACGAGATCCATTTAACAGCTGAAGACGTTGACTATTCTAATAAAGCAAACGAAAGACTGGCCTGCAATTACATTGGCGAAAACACCAGGATTGGTTTTAATGCCAGATATCTTTCCGATATCATCAGCAATGTTACTTCCGAAGAAGTCAACTTTGAGTTCTCACTTCCAAGTCGAGCGGCAATTATGACTCCGGCAGACGGTGAAACGGAGGAAGAGAGCCTCTTTATGTTGCTCATGCCAACACTTATTAACTAAACCACATTAACCGCCCAATTAGGGCGGTTTTTTATTAACCCAAAAAACAGACTTATGTACACATTTTTATTAATTATCGGGATGGTTTCCATCATCGTCACACTTTATGTTCTGTGTGATACTATAACAGAGTTCTTAAGTGAAGGAAAGCCCTTTACAACTAATGAGCTAAAAGGATTTAAATAACATTCAATTTAATAATTAACCTATGATAACAGATACAATTTACACAGAAAACTCAATCAGAACTTTTACAGGTAAAGTATTTGATTTAAAAATCTTAGATCCAGATTCAATCTGCATTGAGGATATTGCACACGGATTGTCAAATACAGCTCGTTTTGCTGGCCATCTTCCAAAACTTTACAGTGTTGCTCAGCATTCATTTCATGTCGCACAGAGCGCTTCAAAAGAGAATCAACTTGCAGCCTTACTACACGACGCATCTGAAGCTTATCTGGGGGACATGCCGTCTCCATTCAAAAAAATGTTACCTGATTACAAAGAACAAGAGGATAGGCTAATGAAAGTTATCGCTCAAAAATTCGGATTTGACTATCCTTTACATCCTGAAATTAAAAAAATTGACGGTGATTTTCTGAACATAGAATGGAATGCTTTTGTTGAGAATAATGATTCTTCTTTTCCTCTTTATTCTCCGGAAGAAGCAGAAAAGCAATTTTTAGTAATGTTTAAAATTATTACAGAAGAATTATGAGCGCAAATTATTATTTCTGCTCTCAGGCAGTTATTGATCAGTTTAAACCTGAGCAAGTCTCAAAACCTTTTAAAAGTGGTTTTGAAGTGGACGGTGACACACCTCATTACATAGCCTGGTTAAACTGGGATGAGGTCGAAAACTATTTTGAAGTTGTTGTTAAACCAAATAATGACGACGAAAATAAAGAGGATATCGATTTTTGGTGTTGGGAAATTATTCCCGGAAACATTGATGTTGAAAATATTGACCTCGAGCAGGCTCAACTGTTTGGCTTGCTATGGGAAATTCAATTCAGAACCGGCCTAACAAAAACCTGCAATCAGGCAATGACAATTTACAATCTGGCCGAACGTGAAGGTTTAAATCCAATCGAATTAATTAACAAAATCGCGTAGTTATGAAAAAGTTAACCTTGACAGAACAATTACATCAACTTATTTCGGAAGAATCACGAATTAAGGCTATTCATTTAGAAGAATTTTGGAGCAAAAACCATGAACCTCAAAAACTATTTAAAGTAAACAGGATTGGTGAAATCAAAGAAATTGAAATAACTGGAAGTCATGTGGGTTATGTTTTTACAGACAGGAATATATGGGCACCGCATTACGATAAAGATAAAAGACCTTCTAAAAATTTAGTTGCTGCATACTGGGAATATGTAGAAAATATCAAAACAGCAGAGCAAGTGATTTACATAGATTATCGTGACATGGGTTCGGGATGCTTTAAATATATTGATCTTATAAACGAGCCACATTTTGCTTTCAATGAATCTGATTTAAAAGAAGAATCAGAAAGACTTAAAGGAATTTATGCTCCAAAAGAAAACCATACTGCATGTGGTTATTGTGGAAAACAAACGCCTGACGACAAAGTAGTAACAAGCACAATAATTGGACGTGGTCGAAAAGAAGTTTGGAACAGTTGGAAAGGTAGATACGAAAACAAATCGTGTACTACCCATGAACAAATGAAGTTTTGCTCCGGAACTTGCGCAGGAAATGAGCAAATGTCACGTGAAGGATAATTTTAGCTATATATGAAACCTTCACCAAAGCAAAAACAGATCCTGGACTTCGCGCTAAAAAACAATAACCAGATAACCAAAAAGCAAGCAATTGAACTTATTGGACACTATTACTTTTTAAATGCTCAAAAGTATGTAGGCGAGGTGCTCAGTCGAATGGTAAAGTCAAAGCTGCTAAAGCGGGTAAAGAATGGTTTATTCGAAATCTCCACAGAACGAAAAGAAACTGCAAAAGGAATTGTCAACCCTAATCAATTAGAATTATTATGAAAAAATATGAGTATTTAAGTTACAATAAGTCCTTACCAGATAAAGATCTAAATCGTTTAGGGGCGGAAGGTTGGGAATTGATATCCCATACTGCTATAGCTGATCAAGGTAAAATGTGTCAATATTATGTTTTTAAACGAGAAAAATTATGAAAGCACTATCAATAAAACAACCATGGGCGTATCTAATATGCAACCCAAGAGTAGATAACCCACTACTAGGAATTAAGAACATTGAAAATAGAACTTGGCGAACTAATTTCCGTGGGAAAATTTACGTTCATGCTTCAGGGCAGATTTACCCCTTTTTTAAAGGAGGTAATCTTGCTTTTCCAGCAGATCAATGGGCCGCAATTAATAGTAAGGTAGACGTTCACATAAAAGACGAACACGACAAATTCTTTACAAAATCTGCCATCATCGGCGAAGTCGAAATCATTGATTGTGTAGTCAATCATCCATCAATATGGGCCGAAAAAACGGAAGTAATCGGAAAAACAATAGAAGGTGATCCACTCTACAAAACAAAACCAATCTGGAACTGGGTACTCGCTAATCCGGTCCTTTATGAAAAACCTATTCTAAATATTAAAGGAAAACTTTCTTTCTGGGAGCCGGATATTGACATTCAGGAATGCATCGGATGCTCTCAAAAATTCGATCTTGAAGAAATGGAAGAAGATGATGGCGGCGAAAAGTTTTGTTCAGAGTGTTGGGAAGTATTATCGCCAATAATGGCGCAAGAAGCAAAGGAAAATGTTGCTGAATCCGAATAGTACCTATAGTCGAAAATCAAGCATAGTTTACGACGAAAACGGTTTTCCAGTATTGAAATTTAAATCTTATCTCCCGGATTTTGAAAAGCTGTCTGTAGATGCAACCAAATACATGAACAGATATTATGAAGCCGATCCGGAAAAGTTTGAAGTGTATAATAACGAAGGTAGGGCAGCTCAATTATCATTGTTTTAAAGTGGTCATAATATTGGCCACTTTGTTTTTTTTTCACCTAAAATATTCCGAAACTCTTTTATAATTTCTTTCTTTATTGGATCAATCTTTTCTGGTATTTTTTTATGAACAAAAGCGGCATCCAATGAGACGTATTTGTCGGCTTTACTATCGTCACGTGTCATTATTTGATTAAGATCATAGGTGTGAAATATTCCGCTACATTCCGCAAAGTAGATTGAAATAATTTTTTCCAGTGCTTCTGGAAAATATAGTAAATTATCTTGGAAGTAGTTTGAAAATTCATTGTGAACCTTTCTATAATTGTGGCTAAGCTCCCTTTCCTGCTCAATAAATGTTTTTCCAATTGGAACAGCTTTATATGGCGATGTGTATACTTCCAATTGTTTTAAATTTTCGTTAAGATATTTGAACGTTTTTTCTAAAACATCAAGACGTTTCTCATGCAGTTTTACAAATTTAAAACTTTCGTTAGAATGTTTTTTCTTAAGCAATTCAGTTACAAACAAAGTTGCGAATGTTACTATTATTGGTAAGGCAATATTTAAAATCATAATTTTTAGTTTTATGTTCTATTTTAATTAATCCAGTACACTGCAAATAATATTATTTCAAAAAATAATAATAAACAAACTACTAAATATTTACCCTCAAAAGCATCGTACGCTTTATCTTTAAAATCTTTAAAATCAGCTTCACCAAAATACAAATATTCAAACTCATATGGACGCCATTTCGATGACATAATTAAAATTGCTTGTACTAGAAAGGTTAGTAAAAGAAAAAACAGCATTCCTAGGTGCTGATATAAAGTATTTATTTTATCGACATATAATATTTCAGAGATATTAAAAAATGTCAACCATGAAGAAACTAAAACTAGTAACAAAGCAAATGCAGTAGCTGATGAAAAGTCTATTGAACGACGCGATGCTGCTATTAACGAAGAAAGAATGTAACTAATTCCAAACTGTAGAATTAAGATAAAACCAAGTTTTAAAGCAAAATTCTTGTTTGTTATGTTAATCAAATAGCTGGCATCAATATCTTTGAACACAGACGGTAATGCCAGAAAAACATTAAAAATACTAAGTAATGAAGATATTAATCCTATTACCATAGATATAAAATTAAATTGTCGCATGATTTTACTTAATTTATTTTGACGTTTGTATTTTTTGCTTCATCAATTAGATCTTCATTTATTTCGACCTGTTAAATGTTTTATATCTTTAATTATATTAGAATCTGGAGAAAGATAACCTTCCTCTATATTTTTATTGGGATCTAAACTATAAAATCTTTCGATAGGAAAAACAGTACCGTCTGACTTTTTATAATTACCATGAAGTATCAGATAATATTTAGATATTTTAGACGTCCGTATATCGTTTATTGTCCAATCCCGTGTTAATTTATACCCTTTAGTTATTATTTCGTTATGTGTAATTTGTGCATTTTTTCCTAATACAAACATTTGATTCTCTATGACTCCTAGTATATCAAGTTTAAGATCAATATCGTAACTTGTAGCATCGAATGAAGTTAATGAAATTAACAATTTCTTACTGTCCTTCTCATAATTCATCTTATAGATATCTAATAATGGGTTTTCACTATTTATAATTGTTGTTTTTCGTTGATTAGGATCTTTGAGTATTTTTACAATTTCATCGTTTTTAATATCAACTTTATAACCATACTTAGCCAGCATTTCGTTGGTTTTTTGATAGGCAGCATCAACTTTGTGTTGATTTAAAGAATCGCGTTTTACAGCGTTTTTAGTAACTTCTTCCGACACTATAGCATCAAGTTTTTTTTCAACTATTGATTGGCGAATTGTAAAGAATGTCAATAAAGTTCCAAGAAATAAAATCGCATAACCTCTCTTTGAAAAAACATTCCAAAAATTTCTTTGAATATCAAATAAGGGTCTATTTCCTAGAAAGGGAATAACCAAAAGCAATAGTTGTAAAAAGGGAAGAACATAACTAAGAAAAGCTTGCCAAAATTCTAAACTCGATTTATTCATTTTGAAATATGTTATTTTAATTCAAATTTTTGACCTATCACAAATGTTTAATGCGCAGTTAAAATTTTACTTAACAATTATTTGTTGGAAGGCAACTAAGCCATTTGCTCTATTTTACGCGATAACCTTCACGTACAAGGAATTCATAGAATTCTTTTCCGATATCGGTCAAATTAAATCCAGGTTTGTCATCTATTAAAGTGTCCATTTCAATCAGATCTAATCGTACAAATTTATTTATATGGTCGCTATCCATAATTGTCATTACTCCAGTATTTAACCTGAAGAAATATTCGCAGAAGTAAATTTTATCGTCTGTGGAAAGGGTTTTGTCAGCTTCAATTACTTTGCTTTTCATGTGTGAGAATAACATATTCAAACTATTATACTTAAAGTTATCTTTCGTGTCGTTTAGTACTTTTTCCAGTAGGACGATTTCTCTCTTATAATCTTCGTCTTTTGCTTTAAGTTGTTGAATGGTAGTGTTATGTCGGCTTATATCGTCTTTATTTTGCTCAACTAAAATATTGTTTTCAACTTTTAATGCTTCATTTCTTTCATTTAGTCTATTTATTTCGCTGGTACCAGCCTTTGCATCTGCAATTTCTCGTATTATTTCTGCTTCATCTCGTTGTCTTATTAATTCAGACATTCTTTGTTCCTTTCTCTTTTCCGATTTTTTGTCGGTGTACTTTTGCAGAATCCACTCTACAAAATATAAATTAAAGTATGGCAAAACAAAAACATAGACTATAGTCACAGCTAAAGGATATAAATAGTATCCGGGCTTTGAATAGTTTAATTCGATCCACGCGATTCGTTCATTTATTGGCCAGTTAGAGACAAGTAAAATAGCAATTGATTTCCAATTAAATATTAAATAAGAAGTTACAAAAGTGCCTATTACGGGGTTTTTAACACGTTCACTGTAACTGTCAATAATACTTTTACAAAAATCTTTTATTGTTTCCATTATTTTAAATTTAGACAAACATAGATAATATATTTTAGTCTAAGAAGAACAGGTATTAATACCTGTTCTTCAGACAAAATCAATTTATACATTTGCCTGAAAAAGGTCGGTTACTAAGTATACACATACTTTACATACATAGAAATCATAAACTTTCCACATTTATATTTAATAAATTAATATTATTTAGTAATTTCATATATATTTACAGCAGTTCTAAAATAGAAGTTATGACAAGAATAAATATTCCATATCAGGTTTTTCCCGGATTTAAATTAATATCGGAATTTAATAGTAATCAGATGGAATCTCTTATAGCCACTATTAGTGTACTTCCGATCGATGTAGAGTATGTTGAAGTTGCAAGTAAGTTCGACGATCAACTCGAGGTTAATACCGGACGTGATTTATTACAAACGCTACTAAGTTTCAATTCTTTACTTGAAGAAAACGAAGATGGTAATGACATACTCGCTAAAAGATTAGCAGATGCTTTTATTTATCTAAGTAAAGAAGAGTTATCAACGATAAAAATTAATTCTTTAGAGGAAAATTTAAAATCGATACTGAATAACTATAGTCGTCTAAGTTCAATAATTAATACAAGGAAAACTTTACGTTTAAATGGAAATAACATCACTGAGTTTAATATAAACTCTGATATAAGATTGCTATTTAATGAAGGTGAGGATATTAATAAACGTTCCGCAATAATATTTCATAAAATGCAATTTGAATATACTAAATATGAGAGCTTAAAAGAAATCACTTTTACTGTCGATGTAGATGATTTAAAAAAGATTAAAATTGAAATAGAAAAAGCGATTAAGAATGACATGCAGATTAGAGATGAGTATAAAGATGTACTACAAGTAATATTTTAATTATGGTAGCAAAAGAATTACCACAAAGAAAACACTCTAGCAAAATTGCTTTAACTGACAATGAAAGTACATTTTCGAAGTCTCGAGAATGGTCACCTAGAATATCTGTGCATGAGGAGGATTGGGGAGTATTTACAGTCCCCGTATTTGATTTTAACTTAGGTTTTAGAAATCATTTATCAGATGGAATAATTTATAGAAATCCACCTATAAAAACTACATTAGGAAGGTTTTATATTGATGAACGTATTTCAAATATATATTCAACAATTGTGGAGTCTCGGTCATTGGAACTTTATAAAGATGATTGGGATAGTGAAGGTGCTATTGGCTTTAATGAAATGATTTATGATAGAGCAATTAATATTCTAATTAAATATTCCGAATATGTGCTTATTCAGTTTGATGTGTACATATCTTCCCCTGAAATTAATATTGGGAGAGACGGATCTATTGACTTAGAATGGAGGCATAACAATAATATTCTGTTAATTAATATTTTAAATTGTGACGAACTATGCGCGCATTATTACGGACATGATTTATCTAGTAAAACAATTATAAAGGGAAGTTTAGAAAAATATGATATTAATGAAGTTATAGCTTCATTTATGAAATGTTTAGCGTGATGTGGAGTAAAGAAGACATAACTGATAATTGTGAGGTCAACGTTAGGGTAGCAAAAAGTTTTGTTTCGTCAAAAGATGACAAACCGAAAGCAATTGCTTTTTTAAATACACCAAAAGATGGACCAAATTTATCATGCGATTGGTGTAGATATGCAAGCATTGAAGTTTCAAAAGAAATTATAAGTAGACAAACTAAAGCTAATGGGGAATTTAAAGACCCAAATAATTTTAGATTTTGGAATATGATTGTCGGTAAAATTAGAACTGATGTTACCCAGGTAGTTCTACACGATCCATTATATAATAATCCCGAAATGTGGGGTCAACCAAATAATAGAGCGCACTCAGTTATTGAGGGCGATAAATCAGAAAACAATGCAGAATCTAGGGTTTTAATGATTCAAATTGGTTCATGGGCTTGATAATTCTTCAAAAGAAATTTCTTAATAGTGAAAAATCACACACTCATATTATCAACTGCTAAAGTATCACTCGAGAATGGTGTTAGTGTTGACTATGTAACTAATTTGCTTAATCGTGGTTTAACCGGAATAGAATATTTCGGACCGGAATTAGATAATCCCGAATGCTATATCGATGATGATATGACTGCAGCAAGTGCCGGAATTACTTATTTAGAATTTCACTTTGAAACTCCGGAACCAATTGATTATGATTCTCTAAACGAAGTACAAGTTGATCAGTTGATTTATGATGAAATAAAAAAATCCGCTTGCATTGATCTGCGAGCGGATGAAAAGGATATTACTGTATATCTCTAATTTTTACTTATTTTCTCCCAGGTACACAACTTTACCAACACCAGTTTCAAATAAAGCTTCAATTTCTTTATTGCATAACTTAAATATTTCCCTTGCTTTTTCAGTAGCCAAAACGTCTATTTCGTCTACCGTTATTTCATCATTAAACTCAGATAACTCACTAAATATATAGCTCTGCAGTATATGCTGGCAACGTATTATATGTGCATCTATTTCGCTATGATCATCATATAAATGATTTGGATAAACATAAGCTGTAATTTCGCTCAATGTGTTCAGATCAGTTAAAAAAAACTCGATAAGTTCCTCGTTCTGTAAATTTTCATAATATTTATTCATAGGGATCTTTATTTAAGCTGCTTCAAAAGCAATTAACTTACTTTGATAAGGCAAAGCGAAATCTTGTATTTTATTTGTTGTGTCAAGCCAGGATAATTCATCCTCACGGTTAAGCATGATCGGCATACGCCTTTTATGATTATGGATAAACTGCATCAACTCGTTTGCCTCGGTAGTAACCATCGTAAAAGAGTTCAGGACTTCTCCATTTGCAGGATTTACCCAGCTGTCATATAATCCCGCAAAACAAAATATTTCGTCGGTCTGGGAGAAGATTTGATATCTTTCTTTTTTCTTTCCTTTTTCATCGAGCCAGCGCCATTCATAGTAACCGGTGGCAATAATCAAACATCGGTTTTCAGTTATATTTCTATATGATGCCGTACTGTCAATTGTTTCAATTCTTGCGTTTAAAGTTTTGCTTTTAAAATCGTCATTCTTCGCCCAGCTCGGGACTAAGCCCCAGTGATAATCAGTAGATATAACATCCGGGTGCCCGTTTGTTATTACTGGAAGATTAGGATGTTCAAATCCATTAACAAAAACACCTTCGTAAAATTGGCCAGTATTGTTTACAGCGATATTAAATCGTAGCTTAACATCACGTCGGCTTGCTTTCTGATCAACATAGTAACACATAAAAAAGTACGTTTAACTCAAATTTACAAAAAATTATTTTTCATTCTTTTTATTAGCCAATATATTTGCAGCCCAGTTACTTGTGCTGCTTTCTTCTTTTCCAATACTAAGCCTGCGATCCCTCTTAGAAAGATTCTGATATTCAGGTTCAGGTTCTGGAATAAGTTTCATAACGTTTACGTAATAATTTTCAATTGCTTTATCAGTTACTTTAATACAATCACTTCTAATTTCGACATCTAAGCCGATATATTGCAACCAGCGTGCATTTTGTAAGCAGAATTCTTCACCATACCAATAAAAGGCCCATTCGCCCACAATAAGCAAGCTCTGAATTGCGTGGTATCCTTTCGTTTTTTCATTGAAACCGCCAGCCTTGCTAATGTGTCTTGTAATTTCCTTTTTTTCATCCATTGTCATCACTTTGCTTTTTTAATTATAATCCCAATCCTTGTCATAAAAAATTTTTCCTTCCTCATGGTTTTTGGGAGTAAGCCCCATCACATTAACATAATACTTAAAGTATACTTCATCATTTATGATGATTTTATTCCAACGCATTCCACATTCGAATTTTAAAAACCAAAGTTCTTTTCGTAAAGAAACGGCTTCATCATATCCCACTTCTTGAAACACTAATGATTCTTCTTTTAATAATCTTTCTAGTAATTTGTAACGAGGAGTAGCGGGATGCATTCCATAAGCTTTAAGTAAATGCGCTTCAACGGCTTGTTTTTCATTTGCTTCCATATTGATTAATTTAGAAAAGCAAAATTAGCACAGAACACAACAATATACATGTGTGTAAATGTTCTAAATTGGAACAAAATAATTTGTTCAGTTAAAAAGTTGTTGATAAAAGATATCGTTTATTAATAAATAACACCTTTTTTTAAATATATTTGTAAACGAAAAAACCGCTTCAGTTTTTTAAAACGTCGGCGGTCTTGACAATTATTTTATCTTTCGATAAATAATTTCACAAAGTCTAAAAGAAGTCTGCCAAGAATTGCTATAGACGGAGTGACTTTCATAAATTTGAGCCATAGACTTTCAGAGTCTTTAGGCTCATTTTTTTTATTTATCATTCTGAACTACAAAGATTGTCATTTGTTGCCAAAAAAGAAAGCCATACTTATTCACAATATGACGTAGTTTTTAACAACGGGAAAAAAGTGGTCAATTTTTCATACAAGAATTAAAGTATTGCAAATGAGTTATTTAAAACCCTTATTTACTCTTTAAGTGCCGTAAAATATAGACTTTTTAGAATAAAAAGCAAGAAATTTTAAATTGTTTTTTGAAAGTTTTTTTGAGTTAAAAACAGTGAGTTTTAAGTTAAATGTATTCCTGAATCGCCGTTTCACCCCTTGTATACTACAAAGCGACATACGAATCTTTTAAAGTGCAAACATAAGCAATGAATTAGCGGCTTAAATATCTCAATTATTGTAAATTCATAAATTAAAACGGCTTTATATTACTTGTATGGAATACAAATGACATGAAACCGGAACCTCTAATTCTTTTCCTAAAGAATAGATATCATCGCAAATATCCCACTTATCGTAATTTACTGCAGCGAACTCCGTTGCCTTTTACCCTTATCGGGTATAAATGACATGAAACCGGTTTTTTCCATTCAAATATTTCGTGATTATACGCTTGCTCCATTCCGCAAAGTGGTGTTTTACCTGTACGATAATAGTTTTACCTACCTGAAACATCTAAACTGGCAGCAAGTGATTTTATAAAAGTCACAAGATCTTGGTAATTCTTTTCATTAAATGAGTGACGATCATTATTAGGGCTTCTCTTGCTCTTAAAAGTAGCATAGGTAATCCCCATAGCTTCGGCTGCTTTCACTCCAGTGATACCAAAATCATCTAAGACTTTGTTTATTTTATCAATTGGTTCCATAAGTACTTAATTGGTATATTTGTAACAAATTTAATTTTAATAATTAAGTTTCCTTTCTACAAAAGGTAAAACCTCTCCGTAACAAGAGAGGTTTTTTTATTCCAGGCTAATCGATGTATTTACCGATCAATTTATTTGCCGTTCCATAGGGAGAATATATTATATCTTCTACAAGGAACAATTTAAATGATTCCGGATTCGGATAGTTGTTTTGACTTATTTCAACTTTAGACCCGATTTGCGGAACCGCATACATTGTTTGAGTGCAAATTGTTATATCATTCTGAATAATCTGAATTTGGAATGTCATCTCGTTTTCTACAAATTCAATTAAGAAACCATAAAACAACCAGTTCAAAATGCTTTTTCTTTTTTTGTGGAATTCTTTTTTCATGTGAAAGATTTTTAAAGAGGAGCATTTCAGCCCCTCTTGATTAGTTTTAGATTAATTTGAAATGTTTATTTGATTTGTAGTGCCATTTCTTAGTCCCTTTATCATTTTCAATTTGGAATCGATCACTATCTACTCTCAATATCTCATAATCTTTATTCCTTGTAAAACTACTAGCGGAATGTTTAAAAACACATGTTACAAAATCTCCAGGTTGTGCATCATTTTCACTATCTAAATTCCGATACACTCTAACCGTTTTAAATCCTTCGATTTCTTTAACCAGTTTCGCGTTTTCTTTTGTTTGCTCGTGATACGCTTCTACGATTCTTAGAGCTTTTAAGTACAATCTTTTTTCGATCATCGTTTAAAATTTAATTGTTAATAATTGTTTCATTTCTACCCTGTAAAGATACGATACCTTTTGGTGTCGTACAAGCAATTTGCAAACTTTAACATATTATGTTATTAAATAATATTAATTACTACTTTTGCTATACCAATCCTATGAACATGAAGATTAACAATTTGACTTTATTACAAGAAGCCTTTTCACAGGCGTACATTCGTATCGGTGTCGGCTCTGATGCATATAAGGAGGCTGGATATTCTTATACTAATAAAAGCGATAAGTCAATTCATGAAGCCGCATGTAGGTTGTTGAAGCATAGCAAGGTAGCGGCAAGGATAAAAGAATTGCAATCAACTGTTGCTGATATCGCAGAAAAGGAGTTTAAGATCACTGCTGAAGAGATGCTTCGACATTTGAACATTCTTCGCAAAGCCAGGATTGATGAGTACGTTGAATATCACGAATTCGAAGTGCCTGTAACCACAACTACTGGGACCGGAAAGAATAAAACTGTATTGACAAATATTGAAAAGCGAACTGAGCTACGAATTAAGCCATTCGATAAACTTACCGACGAGCAAAAGATGTGCATTGAAGGTATTAAGCAAACCAAATACGGTATTGAACTTAAGCTTCATGGTAAAGAGTGGTCAATTGAAAAGATCAATAAGCATATTGGATTCTATGAAAAGGATAATGAGCAGAAGAATAAGGTTCTTGATATTTCTAACACAGAGGAGCGTGAAGCACGAATTGCTGAATTGATTGCAAAGGCTAAACAAGCATAATTCCTTGTAATTAAAAACTAACATATTATGTTATGATGTAATAAAATATATTAGTTTTGTAATAAAGTAAAACTACCATCACCATGAGTATAGAAATTGTTAACGGAAGAGTATTTGTTGAAGGAAAAGAAACTGTTGATCCTGCATTCATTGGGTATGCGATTTTAGACCTGGCAGAGAATTCTGAAGAGAAGTTATACACAGTGAATGACATCGTAAATCCTAAAATAAAAACACATGTTGTTCACTCGCAAACAAAAGACGCTTGGAATGTTATTGGTAAAAGCTTAGGTAGCAAGTACAAAATTGCAAGAATCCCTTATATAAGTGGCGAAACAAAAGAAGCGTTTAATCACGCTGCGTTTATATCTGAATGTTTCAATAACTCAGATTCTTTGATGTCATTACTCAAGTAAACACTATCAATCAAAAACGAAAAATTATGATGGCATTTTGTCAAAAATTAGTGAATTACTTCCAGGAAAAAAAGAAACGTAAAGCTGCCAGAGCAGCAACGCTTGCTCGTGTTACTTCTGATTATGAAGCTTTGATCAATGAATTAAGGCTAATTCAGGAAAAGAAAAGCGTGCTTTCAAGAAGCGAAAGAGACTTTGTTGAACTAAGAATCAAACACCTTATCGCAAAAGGTCACATCCAAGTAAATAAATAATCAAGTGAATGTCATTAACCGATGCTGAAATATTAGAGCTGGAAGAATTGTTGGCAGCACGTGATATTGACATGTCTCGTAAGAGGCTTACGACGATTGATGAAGAAACAAATCCGAATTACTCTCTTCTATTTAACGCCATCCAAAACCAAAAATACGAAATCATTGACGGAAAGTCTGAACTGGTTTCGGGATATCGTGGCGCCGGTCTTGAAGGATCATCCCGTTCCGGAAAAACATGGTCCGGAATCGATATTATCATTTGGCTTTGTTTGTTCTATGAGCCAAATGGCTGTACAATCAACATATATCGTGAAACCTACAATGAGTTTAAAACAACTTTATACGATGATTTCAAGCGCAGATTAGATGATTACGGACTACCAAATAAGTTTAAAGACAATGATGAAATCAAAAGCTTTAAAATTGGCAATAGTAAAATATATTTCATTGGAGACGGTAAGCATGGGGGAGGCTGTGATTATGCTTTCTTTAACGAGGTTATGTTCATTAAGAAATCAGTTTTTGACCAGGTTAAAATGCGTTGCAGAAAATTCTGGTGGGCCGATTATAATCCATCGTTTACTGATCACTGGTTCTTTGATAGTGTATTGGCCCGTCCTGATGTTATTTTCTTAAGAACAACTTTCAAAGACAATAAATATATCTCAGCTCAGGAAAGAAATGAGATATTAATTACTGAGCCATGGAAGCCAGGTTCATATATAGTTAAAGATGGAGTTGTACAATGCTATAACAAAGCCACTAACAAAGTGGAGCCGCTGTCGCCAACTAACCAGCCGCCACCACATCCGGATAATATAAGAAACGGTACTGCAGATGAAAGCTACTGGCGAATTTATGGTTTAGGATTAAGAGGAGCAATGAAGGGTTTAATATTTCCTTTTGTGACATGGATTGATAAGTTCCCGGAAGATAAAGCGCCAATATATCCAAATGATTTTGGCTTTACAACTGATCCAAATACTCTTGTCAAATATGCTGAAGATGAATTCAACATCTGGATTGAGCCTTTAAGCTATGAACCAATCGAAACTCCGGAAGCGCTTTCGCTATTGCTTGAAAGTTTAAACATTGATAAGGCAAAGGACATTATTCCCTGTGATTCGGCCGATAAATATACCGGAGAAAATAAAGGTACTGTTGAGATGGTCAAAGGATTGAAAAAGCAAGGTTTCGTTAATGCTTTTAAGATCAAGAAAACAAAATCCGTCATGTTCTGGCTTACTTCTATGAAGAAGAAGAAGATTCACATAGTAAAAAACCATCTGTACAAGGAAGCACTTAAAGAACAACAAAATTATAAGATGCGTGAAATTGCGGGAATTGCAATTAATCAACCATTGGATAAATTCAATCACATGTGGGATAGTGCTCGTTACGGCCACATTGCTCACAATTCCCCAAAACTAACTTTAGAGTCAACGCCACAAGCAATTAACAATATAAATTACTAATTATGGAAGAAGAATTATTACTTCAATTAAAAACAGATCCGGAATCTGTGATTGAAAAAATTAGAAAGCAATCAAAAGACAATGCGACGATTACTGAATATCAAAAAGAATTTAAAGACCACGATAGAACAATTCGCGAGTCTCAAGTCGGAAATATACAGAAAGATAAAGTTATCGGTTCGGGAGAGAAGTCGAAATCAGTTAAAACTGTAAAAATACCAATCGATTTTGCCAGAAAGATTGTTTCGACTGCCACTGCATTTGAAGTTGGTAAGCCAGTTACTCTTATTCCTTCAGAAGTAAATGCGTTGTCTGACCTGATTAAAATGATATGGAAAACAAATCGTATTGATTCATTGCTGCAAAAGCTGGTTTCACTTAAGAAATCTGAGACGCAAGGGGCTATACAATTTTACATTGCAGATATTGCAGATAATTCTTTATTTAAAAAGATCCTGAATTTTCTGAAGCTTGGAAAACAGGTAAAGGAAATAAAATCTAAATTACTTGATAATTCTAAGGGAGTAATGACGCCTTTCTTCGATGGTTCTGGCAATATGATTCTTTTTATGTGGGAATATAAAGCAAAGAATCAGAATGATCAAGAAATAAACCATGTGGAAATATGGGATTCGGCCAATTATCATTACTTAAATGATGAAGGCGGCAAAATGGCGTATTTAGATAAAGTTATGCCACACGGTTTTGATAGAATTCCGATTGTGTACGTTAATCAGGATGAGCCAGAGTGGTTTGTTGTACGAGAACTTATTGATAGGTTTGAAACTTCATTGTCAAAACTTGGCGGTTCAAATGATTACACTGCCTATCCTTTACTTCAAATCTTTGGTACAGTAAATTCATTTCCTGATAAAGATGACTCTGGTAAAATCCTGGAGTTTCCCATAAAAATAGATGATGATGGTAAGCCGGTGCACGGTAAAGCTGAGTTCTTAACAGCTGACAACGCAGCGGAAAGTGCCAAATTAGAGTTTGACAATGTTAAGGATCTGATTTATTCAATTTCACACACTCCGGATCTATCGTTTGACAACGTAAAAGGACTTGGTACCGTTTCCGGAGTAGCATTAAAGTTATTGTTCTTAGACGCAGTGATTAAAGCAACTATGAACGAAGGTGACAACCGTACCATGATTGAGAGAATATTAAACATTATCACCTCAGGTGTGGTTAAAACAACAAATACTGGTCTGGCCAAGTTTTCAGAATCGCTTTATTATGACATCGTTTTTAATTCAATTATTCCTGACGATGTTAAAACAGCAACTGATATCATAACTTCCCTGAAAGAAGCTGGTCTTATCTCAACTATTTCAGCTATTAAACTTCTTGATTTAGTTGAGAATCCAGAGGATGAGCTTAAACTGATCAATAGCGAAGTAAAAGTTCCTGAACGTGTCGAAAAGATACCTGCATAATCAATTAAAACTTAAAAAATAAAATCCTTATTTAGAATCATTCTAAATAAGGATTTTTTATTTACATTTGTTTCATAATTAGTAATCAACTAAATAATCATAAAAATGGCAGTAACACCAGAACAGATTAAGGCACGACTTAAGATCAAATATCCTAAGGCGAACTTTTCGCAAAAAAGGATAGACGCAATTGCGGCTAAACTTGCACCAAAACCAGTAGATGGAGCAGATGATGATGCTATTGACGCAGTTTTAGAAGCTGCTAATGACTTTATGTCCTTTGAAGATATCGCAAGAGAAGATGATCGAGTTAGGACATTAGAGGCAAATCAAAAACCAAAAGCAGATCCACCAGCGCCAAATCCAAATGATCCACCAGCACCAGCAAAAATTGAGGTAGAGGATGATACGCCTAAATGGGCGAAAGCAATACTTGAATCAAATCAAAAGATGGCTGGAGAATTAGAATCATTCAAGAAAGGAAAAGTGATAGAAGATAAAAAATCAACTGTAGCTCAACTTATAGAAGGTTCTGAAATCTTGAAAGGATTAAAACCGGAAATTAAAAAGAAGTGGATGGAACGTGTAAATGTAGAATCTGAAACTTCATTTGAAGATCAGATCAAAGAACTAGAAACTGAATATTCAGAATTAGTTCAGATTAATGCGGACTCAAATTCTTATGCACCGGCAGCAGGTAGTGGTTCGACTGAATTTAAGCCAGATGAAAAAGTAGTTGATGATATAGTAAATAACTTAAATATTTAAAACATGTCTACAACAGCAGATTTAGCTAAGAAAGGACCAACTTATGATACTGGTAATGACAATATCGTCATTGTCAAACATCTCGAAGGAATTCCTGGAGGAAGAACATTAGATGTTACTTCTTATACACCGGATGTTATTCCGGCAGGTCATATCATTATTTGCACAAATGATGAAAAGACATTTAAACCAATGCCTGTAACAGGATCGGCTTACGACGCCTTGCCAGCTTCTCACAAATATGCAGGTGTTTTGATTTCAACAATCTTAAAATCAAAACCATTTGCGGGAATTATGGTTAGAGGAACTGTAAACAAAGAAGCGTCATTCTATCCATTGACAGCGATTTTATCAGCAGTTAAAACGGCATTACCATTAATTCGTTTCACACAAGATTAATTAGAAGAATATGAAAGAATCATTATTTGTAAAGTATGTTTCATGGTTAAGTGCCATCATACTTGGAGTAGTAACAAAAGTAAATGGCGGTACCACGGAATTAAGTTATTTGCATAAAGCAATGCTTACCGAAGAATTGTCAACCGATCTTAAGTGGTCTTCTTTATCTGTAAACAGTACCATCGTAGCAGCAGATGTTGTTTCCATGGATTCTGAAATGCCATTAAAGAAACGTGACGCGATTTCTACTGCTGACGGAGAGATTACCAAGTTAGGTATGAAAAAACAGATGACTGAAAAACAACTTTCAGACATCGATATCCTTATCAACAAAAAAGTAGAGAACAAAGTAATTATTGAAAAGATCTTCAATGATGCTGTTGCATGTACGATGGGAGTCTACGAGAAATTGGAATATATTTTCTTGAAAGGACTGTCAACAGGAATAACAGTAGTTGAAGATACCGAAAACGTTGGTACCGGAATCCGTATTGATTACGGTTATAAAGACGCCAACAAATTCGGAGCATCAATTAAATGGTCAGATGCTAATGCTAAACCACTTGATGATATTACAAGAGTTATAAAAGCTGCTAAAGACAAAGGAGTGTCCATAAAGATCCTTATGATGGACCAGAATGCATTTGATATTTTAGCACAGAATGATCAAGTTCGTCAATACTTTGCTTTTTCTCAAAACTTCGTCGGCGGGAATGTTCCTATTCCGGATCTCGAGCAAGTAAACTCTATGCTCCAAAAGAGATATAAAATTCAAATCAACATTGTTGACAGAACTATTATCGTCGAAAGAGATGGAAAGCGTGAAGTTAAAACTCCTTGGGAAGCTAACAAAGTAGTTTTCTTAGAAACTTCAAAAGTTGGTCGATTGATGTACGGTATTTTGGCCGAGGAAACCAGAAAGTCAAAAGCAGCAACGTACACAAAAGCCGGAAGCTTTATCCTGATCAAGAAATGGTCAAATGAAGAACCATTTGCAGAATATACTTCTTCTCAAGCTTTAGTTATTCCTGTAATTGACGCAGTTGACAGTATTTATTTATTAGATACTGAAGAAGCTGTGACTGATGCACAAACAGAAGGTGATGCAAACTTTGCATACAAAGGAACGAACTATACTAAAGTCTCTGTTGTTGCTGCATACAAACTAATTAAGCCAAATTCAACGATTACTGTCAGCACTACTGATGCTAATATTCAATCTGGTATCAACAAATTATCTGAAGAAGATGTGTTGAAATTTGAAGGAAATATAACTCCGGCTTAATATGTACAGTCAAGAAGCTATAGAAGTACTTATAAACCGAATTGGTTGGTCTGAGTTATCCTCAGGCCTTCCATTCGTTTTAACTCCGGAAAATCTATCTGCTCAATCTGGAAAGAAATTCAATTGGTATCATTCATTGACATTGGTTGATAATATTTATGCAGCTGTACCGGATACTGAAATGTCAGAAACAGCCTTCAATGCTTATTTAACTGACGTTAGAAAGCAGGCTGTTTTAAGCGTGCTTACTTCTCTTCTTGAAACTTATGTTGATTACGATCCGGAAAATGATTACTCACAAATAATCATCACAAGGCCTACTTTATTTGATGATGCTATTGGTTATTCAGTAGCGATAAAAATGATTGAATTATTCATTTCTACGACCAGAAAGAACTTCAATGAAAGAAGTGCTAAAATGAGTTATCAGGCATTGAAAGTAGAATTGGAAGGGGCAAAGAACGACAACGGTCATTTTATCGCGAAGGGTATCATCTTTAAGTTAGAACAAAGCATTAAAAAAGCACAAAAAATCATTTTTCCTTATAAAGTAATTGTTAATAGCCCATCAGTTTGGTAAAATATGAACTACGTAATCACAAAACCAAAAGGAATTGATAAAGAGATACAGCTTATTCAAACTGCTTTGTTTGAAAAACTTGGCTGGTCACCGATTGATGTATTTGGCCGAGTTCATAAAAATCAATCAAAAGAAAAAGGCCTGGTACCAGAATTTTACTTTGGTAAAGGTGAGTACAAAGATGTATTCACAAATGATCTAAAAGCAGCAAACATTTTCTTTATCGATGATGAGGTTCATACTACAGATAACCGGGTATTCTGGTACAGCGAGGTTAAAATTGTGTTCATGGTTGATCTAAAAAAAGTAAAACCAAGCATAACTCATCGCGCTGATATGGAAGCTGAAATTGAAGCTTTAACGATAGTGAAAAAACATAGGATGTTCCAAGTTGATGGTTTCGAAAAAGGTATTGAGTCTGTTTTTAAAGGTTTCAACACAAATCAAATAAAGCTTTTGGACATGCAACCCTTTCATGTATTCGCTATTACGGGAAAATTGAAGTACAAAATTAATTGTTAATTAAAAATTATACATCATGGTTTATCAAGAATGTAAAAACAAAAAGAAAGCCAAAAAGAACACTGGAGCAAAAGAGCAGTGTCTTGAAGGGCTTACTATTAAAACGGCGGTCCATATTCCGGGTTTCAAATTTGATTCCATTGCAGATGCAAAAGACAAAGCGAAATGGGACACGGCTATTGCGGCCAAACAAATCATTCCATTATACGAAGTGGAAGAATTGGCTTCCGCAAATACAGAGGACACTGTATTTGAAGGTAGAAGAAATCAATACATTACTTCTTCAGGTAAAAAAGTTAGCACTTACAATAGCTTTTTGAGCCTTTGTTCACACTCTGCTTTAAAAACTTACCATAAATCTGAATTAGGTTTATTTGAGTTTACAGAAGATGGAGCAATCAAGGGCGTAATCAATGATGATGGAACCGTAAAAGGCCAATCTATCGTGATGAACGTTGGAAAACGTATTGATCCTACTGCTGACAGACCAGCATCAACTCAAGTAACCCTTAACTATAAAGATTACAATGAGTTTGAAGATGATGGTGCTATTTTCCGACCTGAAGGTTGGGGTGCTGATGATATCTACGGAATATTTGATGTAACAATAAATCAGATCTCGGCTTCCGCTACAGAAATCGAATTCACAGCTACGGATGGTTGTTCTGGTGGTGATGAAGAGTTAACAGCATTCCTTGCTGCTAATATTGTTGTAAAAGACACAACTGGCGCAACTGAGACTGTTTCATTTGTTCCGGCAAACTCTGAAGGAGTTTACAAAGTAACTGGTACCGGTTTCACAAATGGATTTACTGTTGGTCTTAACGGTGTAATTACTCAAACCGGAATTTCTTATGAGAGTCCTACACCTCTTACTATCACAATAGTTTAATGAGGACTTATAAAGGGATTGTTTTTGCAGAGGGCTACAATAAGCCCTTTGCAGAATTTAAAAAAGAGTTTGCTTCAACTCACATTTTTAAAGAAATCCCATCCGGAGAAAGAGAAGCTGAACTAAAAAAAGCTCATAAAATCGCGACCGATGGCAACATTTCAGGAACACCTAGCAAGAGCAAAGAAACTGAAACCCCGAAAACTGCAGAGTGATCTTTTTAAGTATATCAAAAGCCTAGAGAAAGAATTGGTAGAAATGGAAAAGCGAAGGCTTTCTGTTGACAGCAAGGATATTTTCGGCAATCCAATAGGTTTTTATTCGGAAGGTACAGAGATAATGTCCGGCGGCAAAAAAAAGGCGGGAGATCCTTTTACTGGAATTGATACCGGTGATTGGTTTAAGGGCTTTTATCTGCAAGAGGTTTCAGGAGTGTTGAGGTTTGGTTCAACAGATCCCAAAACAAATGAAATACTTAGCGACGGACCTGATAATACATGGCTTTCTGATGAACTTTTTGGATTAACTGATAAAGAACTAAAGGAAGTAATCACACGCAGATTACTTCCTTTTTTTATTAAAAACGTTCGCAATACCCTTGAAATATGACTTATTCGACTTTAGATACCATACCGTATAAAATTTTTTACAGAATAGTTGACACGGGAAACGTCAAACTTCTTTCCGATACGGAAACTGACGAGCAGGCTTTACAAAAGATTTGGGAATCGATATACAATGAGCACTTAGAGCGCGAAAACTCTACTGAGCAAGGCAAAAAGGTGTTCAGGATAAAGAAGGAAGTTGACTCACTTGAGACACAGCTTAAAGTTGTCTTGTTTTCATGCCAGGCGTTGAGGTTCGCTTTTGATGAACAACTGTTTGAGATTTTAACTGTTGAATATGGCTTTACATTACGATTAACTGACAGTGAAATTTATTATCAAGATATCGACAGAATCGAACGAGAATCCAAAGCCTTTAAGGTCAAAATAGGTGTTTTGAAAAAACATCTTCCAAAACTCGAAGCTGGACAACAGTACACAGTAGATGATATCATGGCGTCTTACTGTTCAATACTTGGTTTTCATATTGGGGACTTTAATGCGATCACATATACAGCTTACTATGGCTACGAAAAGCAGGTCAATTCCAAAATAGAAGCACTCAAAAAACAAGAAGTAAAAAAGAAATAAAATGGCAAATTCTAAAGGTATAATTACTCGTAAAGACGTCATCGAAGAAGAGGCTTTGACTTGGGGTCCTGACTATGCTAAGAACACCCAAATTGCAATTGATAAAAATAAAGAATTTGTTCAAGGTATTGTCCAAATTGCAACAATTCAACAAAAAATAAAGGAATCGACTAGTAATTCTCAATATGCAGCTGCATTACAACAGGGAATCTTAGCAACTCAAAAAGCGATTTTATCGCTTAAAGAACAAGAAGCAGCAGAAATATCGGCCAATAAAATCAAGATATCTAGTATCGCATTATTGGATGCTGAAAGAAAAGCAAAACAGGCTGCTATTGATGCAGAAAATAAGCTTCAAAAAGCTAAAGATTCAACTGCTAAAAAAAGTGCTCAGGAAATATATGATCAAGGTGTTTTAACTCGAAATGCTAAGAACCTAGCAATAATCAATTCAAAATTAGCAACCGAGTATGAGAAGTTAACCGCTAAGAAAAAGCTGGCAGCTACTGCATTGCAAAACCTTATCATTCTTGGTAAGAGAGCAGACGAAACCACCGATCATTATAATGCAAGGCTTAGAAAGGCACAGGCTGAATTTGATGAACTTCACAGTAAAGTTGTTGCGGCAAACCGTGCGGTAAGCCTCTTTAACGATAATGTTGGTAATTATCCGATGAATGCGGCCAAAGGTTTAAAAGATCTTGTTGAAGCATTTGGATTAGTTGTAGGTATTCAGACTTTTGTTGACATCACTAAACAAGCTTTTGATATTGTTAGAAACTTTGAAGCTGAAATTGTTAATCTGGCTGCGATAGCTGGGTATTCCAGAGAGGAGATTGCACCATTAGAAGCAGATATTCGTGCAGTTGCTGCTGCAAGTATAAACAGTGCAACAGATGTTGCAAAATTAGCGACTGAGTTAGTGAAACTGGGTTCTACTCCGGAAGAGGTTTCCAAATTGTTAAAACCAGTAAATGACTTGTCAATTGCTTTAAAAACCAGTGCTGAAGATAGTGCAACTTTGGTTAAATCTCTTTTAAATGCATATCAGGAAGGGGCCGATCAGGCCACACATTTCACGGACGTATTAGCAGAGAGTGCTAATAGATCTGCATTAGATTTTGACGGCTTAAGAGACTCCTTCGGATATATAGCACCAGTAGCAAACACTTTAGGAATTTCTGTTGAAAAAACTGCTGCTTTAATTGGTACGCTTACAGATAATGGTATTAAAGCTGAAAGCGCGGGACGACTGTTAGCAACTGGACTTGGTAAAATCTCGGATCAGGGCTTAACACTGGAAGAAGCATTGAAGAAAATTACTGATGCTCAAAAATCTAACAAGTCCAGTATGGAAGTGCTAAATATCGCCAATAAAACATTTGGCGGTGAGGCTGGTAAATTAGCTTTGATATTGGCAAATAACACTGAGAAAATTAATGCAAGTACACTTGCTTACGAAAACAGTAATGGAGCATTGGCCGAATTGACAGATAAGCAATTAAAGTCATTAAATTCTGAATTAGAAATTCTTTCTTCTGCATGGGAGGAGTATATCCTTGACAATAACGAAGCGATTGGAGGAACAAAAATAATGACTTCAGTTCTGAGCTTTTTGAGTGGGAATTTAAAGCAAGTTATTGATTTGGCTGTTTACGCAGGTACACTTTGGCTTGCTTACAAAGCGAAATTATTCCTGGCAACTGTTCAAACCCGGTTAATGACATTTGCTACAACATTGAGTACAGCTGCTACTATTGAAAATACAGTAGCACTTGAAGCAAATTCGGTCGCTGCAGGTCAAAATGCTGCGTCAACAGATATTCTTGCTGCTTCACATGCCGCCAACGTTGCTGCAATGAATACAGCCACAAGTTCTGCTTCGAGATTGAATGCTGCATTAAAAGCTAATGCGTTGTTCTTGATTATCGCAGCTTTGGCCACCGTAGCATATCTGTACAGTAAACTCACAAAATCATTGGCAGAAAACTATGAAGCAACGAAAAAAAATACTGATGAATTCTTAAAACTTAAAGATTCAACTGCCAAAAATGCTATTTCAATAAGTGATTTGTCGGATAGATACGATGAGTTGAAAGCCAAAACGAAACTTTCTTCAGAGGAGCAAAAGGAGCTTAATAAAATTATTGAAACATTATCACAAACAGTTCCCGGGGCAACTTCCAAAATGGATAAGTACGGAAATGCAATTGCTATAAATACAGCGAAAACCAGAGCTTATATTGATGCCAGAAATGAAATGATTAAGACTGAAAATGCAGTTAAACTGGATGAGAATATTTCTTTATTAAGAGAGCTAAGAAAAGAGCAAGATTACCTAAATGTTTCTACAGATAAAAACAATGGTTCTTTAATCGAAGGCATTGGATATGTTGTTAAAATGGACGGTGTTCTTAAAAAGAGAGGAGGAACGTTTCAGGGTTATTTGGATTTAACAAAAGAAGATATTGCGCTTTATGCAAAAAAACGCTTCCAGAATGAAGAAGCAATTGAAAATACTAAACAACATATTCGAGCATTAAAGGGATTAACTGACGCTCAGAAGCAAGCTATTGCTTTAAGAGATAAGGAGGCAAAAGAGCAGGCAGAAAATGCTCCACGAACTATTGCTGTTATTGATGCAGAAATTGCTGCTCAGGAAGATCTTGTAAAAACACTTTCTGACAAGACTGGACGTGAAGGAAATATCATAAAAGCCAAAATTAAAGCGCTGAATGATGAAAGAAATTTAATCTATAACAACAATAAAGCTCAGGAAAACGATGGTGAAAAACTAATTAAAAAGCAATTAGAAAATCAAAAACGTATTAGAGACGCCATTTATAATTTGAATCAATTTCGCTTACAAAATGCTATCGATACAAATCAGTTAATTATTGATGATGATAAGAAATCTACTGAGGAACGCCTTAATGCATATTTAGAGAACGAGCAATTAAGAATTTCTAAAAATGAAGAAACTCTGGAATATGAATTGTTTAATAACGCTTTAGAAGGAAAGGAATTAGAGAAGCTTTCCACCCTTAAAAGAGCACTTTTCTTCAAGTCAACAAAAGACAGAATCGAAGCTCTTACTGCTGGTAAAGTAGCGGTCAAAGATATGACGCAAGCTGAATTGCTAATCCTGGAGAAATTTAACGCGGACAAGCAAAAGAATGAACAGCAAAGCGTAAAAGATCGACAAAAACTGATCGATGCTGAGGTTGACCTTGTAAAAAAGAAAATTGAGGATGAGTTACTTGCTCAAGATACAAAGCTTCAAGATGAATTATTAAAGGAAAATGAGCAATTTAGAACAGAGTATCAGTTAGCCGGAGATAATTATGCTCTATTAGAAAAGGCTAAAAAAGATCATGAACAAAGGATGTTTCAAATAACATCTGATTTTGCAAAAGCAGGCCTAAAAACTCAAATAGATAGTATTCAGGCCTTGTTAGATGCTGAAAAGAAAAGGACAGACGGTTCGGCTATTTCAACGGATAAAATAAAGAAGCTTGAAAATGAATTGGCTATTTACCGAAAACAATTAAGTGTTGAGCAAACAAATACTGATATTGAAACTAAAGAGCAAAGATTACAACGTGAGAAAGAACAGCTTGAAAGAATTAAAGAAACATCACTGGAATTGCACAATGTTTTAGTTGATCTGGGTAATGCAATTTTCGATTCACGTATTCAAAATATAGAATCTGATCAGAAAGCTAATGATGAATATTATGCAAGACAGATTGAGCTTGCCAAAAACGATGAGAAACAAAAGGGTTTACTCGAAAAAGAGCGCGATAAGAAGAATGAGGAATTAGAAAAAAAGAAGCGTAAAGAACAGCAAAAGCAAGCAATTTTTAATAAAGCCTCTGCAATTGCGCAGACTGTTATAAATACTTATCAGGCAGTCAGCGCTGCATTAACAATCCCTGTTATTGGTATCGGATTAGCAGCAGTTGTAGGAGCAATAGGGGCAGCACAAATCGCCGCAATAGTCGCCGCACCATTACCAAAATATAAAGATGGACGTAAAGGTGGTAAAAAAGAGATTGCAGTTATTAATGACGGAATCGCGCCAAATGGGGGATATGTTCAGGAGGTTATCGAACGTAGTCATGGAGGAATCGAAGTTCCAACTGGAAAAAACAAGATTGTTCAGTTATACGAAGGTGATACAGTTCATAAATCTGTGGGAGATTACAATAAATTACAACGTGCAGCAATGATGGCAAGTTTAAATATGGAAGGTAGAAAGATGAGTGATTTTCAAGCGTCACAATACTTTGAAGCTTCGTATGGTAAAGAACTTCTTGATGAAATGAAACTGACTCGAAAAGCAATCCAAAATCAAAAACCGGCTGTTTTTCATTCACAGAAAATCGATATTCCTCACGCTCTTTGGAAATCTAAAAATACAAACTGGAACTAATGGGAAATATAAATCCACAATATAATGATCGCGTCCAATATATCCTTAGCAATAAGGATATGGGCGACATTGTAACAATTGAACCTATAGGATGGACAGCTGACGATAAGGAGTACTCCAGACATGAAAAATATCACGGAATCTTTCCAAAATTCTCCAATGCTCTAAAGTTTGTTGGAGAAGCTAAGGACTACATTCAGCTTATAAAGGATATTTACGGCATAATGGCTGAGATTAAATTGACTCGTAATGAAAAGCATCCTCAAACAGACGTTTGGACGTTGTCGTATTCCGGATATTTAGATTTATCGACTTGGGGCAAAGCAGATGGACAAGTATCTGTCAAATTCAACTCAGGAGGATTAGAGCAGGAATTAAAAGCCAGGGACTCAGAAAGTGTCGAAGTTTATCGTACCACTACAATTAATGATACAATTATTCCGGAACTTAAAACAATAGATGTTGAATTAGAAGGTAGAAGGATATTTCTTCAGACCAAATTCAAAACAAATCCAAGTGATAACTGGATTCAGCTTGTAAGTACATCTTCTGATGGAAATACAAGAGGGTGTACTGCGCCTGTTCCTATGGTTTTGGTGAATAAATCTCATGAATCTGCTCAGTCACCTATTTCAGGAACATTGATTGATGATAATTCATTTCCGAGAACTGGAAGGGGTCAGGCATCACTTCTTTTCTTTGCCTTATCTGATAAGGATAGAGACCTTAAAATTGATTTAAAGCTGCAGTTTACAGTTATAATGGATGTTTTTGATGATGTCGATAATTTTACATTTTATGTGAGGATAGCCAAATATACTAATGGCGGGGAACTGGATTATAAGGATAATATGTTTTTATTGATGGAAACTAATTACAATGCGTTGTCTGAGCAAACATTTAACCTGGCTTTTGATCAGACTGTGACGGTTTTGGCTGGCGAAAGTTTGGCTCTTGTTTTTGATCAGAATGTTGATTTTAACAATACATCATCGCAAAGATTATCAATTGTTGTTAAGAACGTAAACGTGAGTATGGATGTCAACGAAGATAGTTTTCAGGAGAAATCAACGACAAAAGCAATTTTGGCTCATGAATTAGCTGATAGATTGGTAACAATCGCAACCAATAAAACTGGCGCATTTTATTCTGATTATTTTGGCCGAAAAGATTTAGGTTATCCGGAAGATGGTAAAGGAGCATATATCGCTTTCACTCACGGTTTTTGGGTAAGACAATTTGATAAGCTACCAATACCACAAGAAGAAACACCTATATCTACAGAAATTAAAAATTTATTTAAGCCATTGACAACATCTTTCAATGAGTTTACTACTTCAACCGAAGCTATTTTAAACATTGGCGTAGGTATTGAAAACTTTGGAAATGTTGAACGTGTACGAATTGAAGAGAAAAGCTTTTTTTACAATAAAAATGTTACCATCAGATTGCCAAACCAGGTTAAGAATGTAAAACGAACAATTGCTGCTGATAAGTATTATTCTTCAGTTGAGATTGGTTACGAAAAAGGTGGGGACTATCAAGAAGCTTTTGGACTTGATGAATTTAATGTTAAATCAAACTTTTCAACCTTTATAAGTAGATTAAAAAACATTTACATACAGATTTCAAAATATCGTGCTGATAGTTACGGGATGGAATTTGCCCGCAGAAAACCAAAGACTTTAAATGATACTGAAGACACAACTTACGATGAGGATATTTTCTTTTTGGATTTGAAGAAGGGTCCGAATGATGTGTTTCTTCAACGTAAATGGCAAGACGACTTTGCGAAAGCACCTACTGGAATATTCAGCCCGGACACAGCAACAAATTTGCGATTGTCGCCGGTTAATGCAATGTTACGTCATGGCTGGTGGATATCTGCATCATTGATCAAATATGCAACTCAAAAATTAAAGTTTGGTTCATCAACCGCAAACCGACAATTAAAAACGCAGTTTAGAACAGATGCGGCTTATGTAAATAGTGCTAGTAATATGTCAGTAAGTAATGGCAACGAGTATGGAGAAAATGATGATATCATTAATTCAGAACTTGAAACTGCAAGGTTTGAACCTGAAGAAATAGAGTTTGAACATGTATGCGATTTTGACGTCATGCAGCAAATCAATGGCAGTACAATGATTTTAGGTAAAAGAGTTATTAATCTTTATGGCTTGGTAGAATTTATAAATGAAGATAGTGAAATCGAGAAAGGATTTTTAATGAATTTAAAACCTAACGGAAACGGTAACTGGAAAGTATTAAAATTAAATAGATAGAAAATGGCATATTCTAAAGTAACAATAACGTTTACAAGAGTTCCGGAGGAGTTTGAGAGCATAATTATTTCAGATAGTTATTATTCAACGACTTTTTACGAACGCTTTAATATAAACAGAACTGAGCCATGGAGAGTCAAGATACCTAACTTTCTCCCAGATGATGGTATACATCCAGACAGATATGTCGGCTCAAGTTCTATTAATTACAAACAGGCCTTCGATTTGGATTGGAACGTTGCTGGTCTATACACAGTGACAGCAATTAACGGACCAACCAATTCCGGTCTTGGAACGGTGATTATTGAAGCAAAGAAAACAGGATCTGTTTTCTTACTTGGGTTAAATACAACCGATGCAACAATTGTAATTGAAAATGAACCTGCAATTCCTGAAATAGCGATTACAAGCATTTCCTTTTCAGAAGCAAGTACAAATAAGTGCCAAAACGTCAAGGTCAACGTTTCGACAAGTATTCTGGCGGCAAAAGTATTGAGTCCTGTTGTCATTAATCCAAATAGCGATAATCCATTTTCTTTTGATTGGTTAAGAGGTGATTCGATAAATATTTTAGTTGAAGATTCTAATGGAAAACAGGCAAATCAAACAGTCGTTCTTCCAAGTTTATTGAATGCATCAAACTTTACGATCAATGTGAACAATAGCCCAAATGGTGCAACTGTAATCGTCGAAAATGTAAATTCGGCAGGGCTTGATTTGCAGTACTCACTTGATGGTGTTATCTGGCAAACGTCCAATACATTTTCCGGATTAGCTGTTGATGATTTTATTTTATATGTCCGTGATCAGTTTGGATGTAGCTTCGAAAAAGGTTTTTCTGTCAATGAATTTGGCATTCAGACACCATATTTTTATATAAGCAAATCTAACCCTATTCGCTTTGCGAACATAATAACATGGGGAGATTCCGGGAACTATAAAACCGATGAAAACACCTTAAGTTGTGAAGTTGATGTTGATGTTCCATACAAAGAAGTTCAACAGTTTCAAAGCGCTGATATTATCAGTACACAGTTCAAGTCTAATTATGGTTCGAATATAGCAAAGGTTATAAAAGAAGATCTTTCTGAAGTTATTATTCCTGTAGAAAAAAAGACAAATAATATTGGGATTAAGGATAAAAGAGACGCGAGAAAATATAATATTGGCAGCGGTAAAACCGGTATTTATTTCATTTCCGGAAATAATTATGACTACGATACTAACGGGGTAACTGGAACGTACTCGCTAAATGGACTTTTGCCGGAATGGGCTGTTGAAGGAAATTATATTATAATTGCAAGTGCATGGTTCCTAATCGAAGATGTTGTGTTTGATGAAACAAAGAATGCCGATGTCATTATTATTTCTCAAAATTACACTGGACCGGAAGTTAATATTGTTGTAGGATCCATCTTCAATAGATTCAATTATGAAGTCTATGAATTTACCATTGATATGGTGAATTATATTGATCAAAGGTTTCAAGTTCAATTAGTAAATTCAGATCCGAATTTCCCGACTATTATCCACCTGAGTGAAGAGCTTTGGTGCAAAGTAAAACATGAGGATGTCTTAGAGATAAAATACCGTAACACAACAAATACAGATGTCTTTTATGCCACTGGTATTGAGTTTAAAATCAGAGTGCCCTTTACTTTTGTGCGAGGAAGAATTGACGAAGAAAGTGAAACTCATAAAACAGATACAAATACATTGCTTTTAAGCGCTGAACTTTATGAAGTAGATGAATTTGTTTTCGAACCTGTGACAAAAGAAATTTGGCGAAAACTGATGATTGCATTATCACACGAAATTGTCTCAATTAATGGTGTTTCATACGTGAAAAACGGGAGCTTTTCAACAGAAGGGCCTTTGGAAAGTTCAAACCTTTATGTGTTAACTGCTTCAATGATTAAAACAGGAAATATTTATAATTCTCAAGGAAGCGGAAATCTTGACTTTAGTGGAAGTGAAGTTGAGGTGCCAGGATTGATTTCAACTGAAACTGGTTTTGTAAGATATTAAAAAAAAGCCTCTAAATTTTCGTAAAATTTAGAGGCTTTACGTTAAAATATAGGCGTATAGTGAATAATGGACCTTCAAATATATTATTTCAAATCTTTGATACTCTTGCCATCAACATGAATGCTTCTGTTGTCATGATAATGGTGATGATGATGAATTGTAGTTGATTTATCAACATACCCTGATCGATTATAGTTATCAGGAAATAATGTATTCCCGGCAGCTTTTCCCAGCTTCCAGCATCCTCCGACAATAACTATGAATAGTAGTATAAAAAACATAGACGCAAAGTTATTAAAAATTAAAGCTTTACGAGGTGCATTTTGTTATTTAGAATGATTCTAAATAAATATTTTATTTCTACATTTGTTGAAATAAAAATATCTAAAATGAGTTTCGAAAGTTTTGTCACAGAGAGATTGGCTGCAATAACAGGAATGTTAAATGCCTACAATACAAACGCTAAGACTATCGCGGAACTTCCGGCGCAAAATACATTAGATCCTTCTTCACTTATTCATGTTTCTCGTGGTGGCGTTTCGGAGAAATTAGCCATTCAAAAAATTATTGACTCGATCTTGAGCTATCAGTTTAATAAGCTGATATCCGTGTCCGGAGATATAACTGTTGCGGGTAACACAGTAACTGTTCCAGCTGCAGCCTGGGTAATGGATAATGTCAATTATCACACAAGTATTGATACTGTCCTCAATGTTCCTTTTGCGGAGTTGGGTTATACAAGAACTGACTTTATTGTTGCAGATAAATTCAACACTATTCATCGTGTTGCCGGTCCTGAAACGCAAGGAGTTTCACCGGCCCCCAACCAGCCTATTGATACAGTTTACATAACAAAAATTGAGGTTACTGATTCGAGCCTCGCAAATCCAGAACCGCCTTTTATTGGCGAAGAATTTAAATTAAAATCTGAGAGTTATGATTTAATTGTCAATTATCCTGATGCAGTTATTGAACAAATCACCATGCCAGATAACAGGAATATATTATCACTTACAGGTGTCGTAACAGATATTAAGTCAACGCAAGCTGCAGCTGAATTTATGTATTCTGGAAAATCCCACTTTGTAAAAAATAATAGTGGAAGAATTGTTACAATATGGCATAATGCCGGGACTGGAAATGTTAAATATAGTTTTCCAAATGCTTTAAATTACAAAATAAGACCTGGTGAAATTTTAGAGTTTGTAATGAATACGACAGATTCAAGCAATTTGAAAAATGAGTTCGTTGGTATTATCTCTGATTTGGGTCTTATGATTTCATCAGCAACAGAAAAAATCACAATCAATGATAATGACAAGGTCGGTATGTCCGATAGTGAAGATTCAAATAAAACAAAATATTGGAAATTTTCAACAATTAAGTCTACACTGAAAACTTATTTTGATGCGCTTTATTTAGGTATTTCGAATGATCAAACTGTTTCCGGAATTAAAACCTTTCTAGCAGGAAAGCTCGGATTAAGAAACAACGCCAATACATTCACGTCATTTTTCTCAAATGCTAATACAGCATCTCGAACTTATACCTTACAAAATAGGAACGGTACTCTATTAGACGATACAGACTTAACCGCTATCAATAATAGTATTGCTACGAAGCAAGCCTCTCTTGCAGGTGTTACGAACTACCTTCCAAAATCGACAAGTGCAACGTCGTTAGGGCCGAGTAGGGTTCAGGATACAGGTACGTATATTGGAATTGATACAGTAAATACACCGTCAAAAGACATCACTTTAGGGAAGCAAGCAAACAGAATTATAGGAGTTGAACAATCAAATTCAACTACTGTTGGCCGTGATTTATCTCTTGAAGCTGGAAGAACTATCAATTATGTTGACAATGCGAATTTCATAGGATTGTCGCAATCAGCTGCTGTTGCATGGGCTGGTATGTGCAGCGTTCCAAATGGCGATGTTTACGCTTGCGCTGATGGAACAACTGGAATATATAAACAGGCTGGCGGAGTTGGCGATTTTATTTCCACTGGCGAAGTCACGGGTGGTTGGTGGCGAATGGCAGGTGCTCCAAATGGTGACGTTTATGCAGGAAAATGGAATACAGGTATTTTATATAAGAGAACTGGAGGGACTGGAACATTTAATTCTGTAACAACAATTACTGGTGGAAGAATCAACGGTATTGCAGTTGCTGTAAATGGAGATGTGTACGTTGCGAGTATTACGGATATTTTTAAACAAACAGGAGGGAGTGGAAGTTTTGTTGCATTAGGTCAAACTACAAGATTATGGACTGAAATGACTGCGCATCCTAATGGAAATATATACGCCTGCGTGTCCGGGGGTGATATTTATATGCAAACTGGAGGTGCTGGAAACTTTGCTCCTTTGGGGCAAACAAGCAGAAACTGGATCGGTATTGAAGCTGCACCAAATGGCAATGTGTATGCTTGTGTCGCAAATGGAGATATATACATGCAAACTAATGGCGTAGGTAATTTTGTGGCATTAGGTCAAACAATTAGAAATTATCAAGGTATTACAGTTTCAGTAACTGGCGACACTTACGTTTGTGTTCCAAATGTAGATATCTACAAGCAAAATAATAATGCGTTAGGTTCGGCAAATCTTGATGGCGGAACATTAAATATTAAATCGGGTACTGGAAAAGGATCTGGAAAAAGTAGAATACATTTTATAACTGGTCAAAAGGCTGGTTCAGGTACTGATATGCAGATTGAAACATTACGCGCTTATATAGATGAGAATGGTTTTCTTGTTTATCTGACACTTCCAACTTATGCAAATGATGCAGCAGCAGATGCTGATTCTAATCTTCCGTCAAAAGCCTTTTATAAGATAACTGGCAATAGAACTCTATATCAAAAACCGTAAAACAAATCATTAAATACGACATAAGATGATACAAACAAAATTTCCAATTACAGTACACGATAGGAATCAGATTAAATCTATCCTCAAAATTGAAGTAAGACCATCAACGGAAAAAATTGATAACGGACAGAAATATCTGGTGATAGATTGGAGGTTAGATAATTTGGACAGCGCCAAATTTTCTAAAGAAATTATTTGGAGTACTGAACAAGTAAACGCAATGAACTTGTACATCGAGGAAAATTATGATTTATCTGGATTAACACGTGTCGAAGCTGAAAACAGAAAATACCAAATAGCATTAATGATGGACACACAAACAAATTTACTTGAGGACGGAAAAACTATTTATGGTCTTAACCCAGAAGACTGGGAATTCTCAATATTATGATAGGGAGTAAATCGACATTCTTCGCGCAAGATTCTGAAATTCTCAAAATTTATAGAAGACAAGTTATTTCAATTCTTGAAATTAAAGATTACGACACAGAGGAAATCAATGTTTACTTAAAAGCATTTGATTATTTCTGTCTAAACTGTAATGAGTTTGACGGTGCCACAGTTGTAAAAGACTTGCAGGATTTACCAAAGTTAGATATCGATGCAATGTTGCATGATTATCAATATTTGGTTCAAAATGTAGCCTCCACATTTTACACTAAATGGTATGCTGACTGGCTATATGCAAAAGGACAGGAGCGAAAAGGGAAAGGACAGTATAGTTCATTTTCCCGGTTTATTGGATTGACTATAATTGGTTTGTTTTTCGTGCCGTACGCAAGTTACAAGCGTGGTGAGATCTCGATGAACCAAGAAAAAGAATTTTTTAACGATTACAACACTTTAATGAAATAGAATTATGATTTTGAGATATACCCCAGATGGCAGCCTATTAATAGGTTTACTGATACTTTTTATTTTGGACTTCGTTTTCGGTGTTACAAAGGCAACACTTACCAAAACCACGAGAACCTCAGAAGGATTCCGAAAAACGTTTACCAAATTCATTCAATATGGAGGTTCAATCATAATTGGAATGGTTCTGCTAAACATTAGAAGTGTAAGTGCGAGCAGATTTGGAAGCGAATATTCCAGCTTATTTGGGGATTCTATGATCTGTATTATGATTTACATCGAAGTTGTTTCTATTCTGGAAAATATGGAGGTGATAGGTAATAATAATGATTTTGTAAAATACTTCGTGCGTCCAATACGCAGATTAATCACATTTCAAATTAAGAATTTATTTTCCGATACCGGAAATATTATAACTAAATAAATATAATTATGAATGAAATTATTAGAATAGCAGCTAAAGAAATTGGCCAAACGGAAAAGCCGGCCAATTCAAACAAAACTAAATACGGTAAATGGTTTGGTTTTGATGGTGTGGCCTGGTGTGGAATGTTTGTTTCATGGTGCTACGCTCAGGCAGGCTTTCAACTACCAAAGATTGGATTTTCCAAAGGTTACGCAGGTTGTCAAACTGCAGTTGCTTATTTCAAAAAAATGAATCAAATTACAAAAAAGCCTGTTGAAGGTGATATTGTTTTTTTTGATTGGAATGCAGACGGTCGGTACGATCACACTGGACTATTCGTAAGATGGATTAATGAAAAAGAGTTTGAAACAATTGAAGGCAATACTGCGGTCGGAAATGACAGCAATGGCGGAAATGTCATGAAGCGAGTTAGAAAAAATATAAATGTAATATTTGTTCATCCATGATAGATCCAAAGACAATATTTACCAATGTTAAAGTAATTGTGTTGATTATTATAGCTGCATCTGCAGTTTGGTTTTACAAGGATTACAAGTACCAAATTTCAGAAAATAAAAGACAAACTGAAAATGCAAGTCAGCAAAGGAAAGTGGATAGTTTACGTTATGCAAGCCAAATTCTAAGTGAGCGAGAGCTTAAAGATTATCTGCAATATCAAAATTCAGATCTGAAAAAGAAACTGGAAAATGCCGGTATAAAAGAAAGTCGAATTCAGAGTATAATTTCGCAGACTTTGAAGTATCGCGATACAACGAAAAGAGAAACTGATGTTTCAGGATTAATCGATGCTATCAAAAATAGTGTTCCTAAACAGCAGCGGTGGATTGATTCATCTAAATGCTTAACAAATTCTGGGCTTGCATTATATGACGGTACAACTCTTAAAATTATAGTTGATGATCGCCAGTTTAATAATAAATCTGATGCTGTTGCATATTGGGAAAGGAGACAATGGAAATTCTTAGGAATTAAGACACGGTTATTTGGCCGTAAAGAATATACTTCTCAGTCTTTCGATGAATGTGGGGAGAGTCGGACAATTAAAATTGAAAAGAAAGAATAATATAAACAAAAAAGCATCCGAGTGGATGTTTTTTTGTTTATCTCTCTTGGACTAAGCGCGTACCGAAAATATCGGCAGTGTCTAACATCTCGTGCTCATCAAAATCAGGCATAAATTTACATTTAATTAAACCTGGTGTCGCGGGTAATTTATTTTCCATACTTTCAAACATTTGCTTTACGTCTGTAGCGTTATATTCGATATTTGCTACCACTGTCTGTCCATATTTTTTATATGAGTTTGATCCAGGATAAAATACCAGTACCAATGTGGGATTCAATCCCCATTGCTTTAGCAACGTTGTTGTGGTCCACCTATTACCTTCGTTCCTTTTCGTGGAAGCGTGATCTTCTATTTCGGCCATTCTTTTCTTAAAGGTTTGTAGTTTTATAGATTGCACTTGAGTTAATAATTTATTTGTCTGTAATTCTTCTACTGAATGTTTATAAAGCTCGTACAGATTATAAACATGTTCTTCATCGAATAAATTAAGATTTAAAGACATAGTAATATATTTTTAGGTACTTTAAAGATAGAGAAATAACTGGAAATTTTTGCATTACAGAATATTTCTGATTAAGATGGGTTTTGATAATGTATATATACTTCTTAATAATTTTAAAGTGCTGGCGCATTCTCCAGTATGTTTCTACGGTTGATTTCTTTAAGGTCCGTTATATAAATCTGGGTAGTGACTTGTGATGTATGGCCAAATAAATCCTTCAGAGCGTCAATAGAAACACCTGCTAAAATCATTTTATTTGCACCGTGTTTCTTCATTGCATATAAATTCATATCAATCCCTAATCCTTTTTTTACGATTCTTTCCCAGCGTTTAGTTGCTGTATCTCTCTTTAATTTAGTTGAGCCTGGAATAAAATCTAATTTTGCTCCGACATTCCCTTTTCCTTGCTGCCTAAAACTTCCAAATAAATAAAAGTACTCCGGTAGATTTTCAAATCTCATGGAGTGTAATATTTCACTGAGATGTTGATTTATCGGAACAATGCGTTCTTTATTAGTTTTAGTAATCTCTGCAGGCAATGTTATTTTTGAATTAGAAAGATCAATCATTCCTAATGTAATTTTCAAGATTTCCTCCGGACGAATTCCAGTATAAAATATTGTTGAGCAAAAATTCCAGAAATTACGATGATTGTTCTGCATTTCTATTTTGATTTTGTGAAAATCTTTATCGGAAGCAGGAACGTTGGCGCGGCTTTCCGCCACGGCCATATTATTTATCTTATGTGCAGGATTGGTTTCTATAATATCCCATTGGATTAATTCACTCATGATCGCTTTTAAGTGATTCAAATGTTTATTATATGCATTGTTGGTCCATTTGCGCTGCTCTTTTGCCTTTTCCATTATTAGCTTTATGTGAACTCGTTTCGTGTCAACAATAGGCAACTGTGACATATCAAGGGCCTTTACAGCGTCTTTAACGAATTTAATGGTGCCGTTGTATCCGGAGAGGGTTTTCGAACCGATGCTGGATTTCTTTTTATCAATTGCAAAATCAAGAGCATCTATTAAAGTTAAATTACTTTGCGCTGTAATTACGTCCGGAATCTGGGGATTCCAACCTTCCTTAAGTTTTTGGTGCAATGCATCGCGAAGCAGATTTGCTTCAATTTCTCTTTTTTTATAATTGTCAATGTAATTGATTCCGTACTTAAAACGGAAAAGAACCTTGTTGTATCTAAAGTAGACAAACCAGGATTTAGAAAGATCGTCATACTTGACCACCTTTGGAATAGTGTAGATTGATTTCATTTTAATTTGTTTAAGAATTAAAATGTTTGCGGGGGACATTTAATCAATCGTATGAACTGAAGCGATCACTTTTTGTTCACTTTTATTTATAAAAAAACGGGAAGCCTTTTGTTTATTAAGCTTCCCGAGTTAAGCGGAGAAAGAGGGATTCGAACCCCCGGACCTGTTACAGTCAACAGTTTTCAAGACTGCCGCATTCGACCGCTCTGCCATTTCTCCAGTATGTCGCTATCATTTTGTGATTGCGAGTGCAAATATAAGACGCTTTTTCGGTTCTCAAAACTTTTTGGGCACTTTTTTTAAACTTTTTTTTGATAGGTTTTTAAGTGCTTAATTATCAGTATTTCTGAAAAATATTTTTTTGCAGTTACAGTTCTAAATCATCTAAAATTGGTACTGGTGTCTTATTCTCATCAACTGCAACAAAAGAAAAAGTTCCTGAAACTACTGTTTCACGAAGTTCACAATACATTTGTTCCATAAAAATGTCTACGTGAATTTTGCAGCTTGTTCTTCCAACACTCATAACTTTTGCAACTAATTCTATTAAAGTTCCGGCTGGAATTGCTTTTTTAAAATCAATTTGACCTGTAGAAATTGTAACCACCTTCTTTCGGCTGAATCTTGTTGCGCAAATAAAAGCAACTTCATCCATAAGATGAAGTGCGGTTCCGCCAAATAAGGTATCGTAATGATTTGTTGTACTAGGAAAAACAGCTTTAAAAATGTGGGTTTCCGATTTTAAAATTCTTTCTTCTATTGTACCCAT